AGCCGAGAGTAAATCCTGACCTGTCAACTTTTTTACAAGTGGTTCGTCTAATCTCTTGCCTTTTTCGCCTTCGCTGGCGAGTACGAACCTGGCACCGGCGAGACGCGCTATCTCATTACTGGGCTTTTCATTTTTCCTGACATAAAGCACTTCACTGGGGATTGATTTTGTGTAGTCATCCAGGATATAAAGTATTAAGTTCAACAGGGTGCCTTTTCCATTCCTACCGCTGCCGTGAGCAATTATAAACTGTTGTTCTCGCGTGTCGCCAGTAAGACAATAACCCAAAAATCGTTGCATGAATTGAATTACATTTTTATTGCCATCAAAAATATCATTGATGAATTTTTCGAACAATGGACATTTAGCCTGTGAATCATAACTGGCTTTAATCATACGCATCATATTTTTGCTGGGATCATGCGGTAATAATTCACCTGTCTTTAAGTCAATAATTCCATTTTGACAATTTATGAGCCATGAATCTTGATCTAATTCTTTAATCGATACAGGAAGATAACTTTTAGCAATCGAAATAAATGCTTTTAGCCTGCTTGCATCTTCAGATTTCAAACTGTGCTTGAATAATTTTTTCTTCGCATCATCATCAGCCATATCAGCTAATTGATTACACATGCCACGGACGCATTTACCAGCAAGAAAAACAATGTTATTGGAGTAATCAATATTCCATCTTCCATCATACCAAATCAACCATTTTTCCATTTCAATGCAATATTTAATTTTTTTCTCATAAACTTTAGCAAAATATTCAGCATTTCCAAGGTCTGTAAATACTTTGATTTTCGGCGGTTCAATAATTTCCGTCTCCCAAAAATCCGCTGGAATTGGATCTGCTGATTTTTTAGTAAGTGCGAACGAACAAGGTGATTTAACTCCGCAATCACTCGGACACTCTGAGAATCCCAAGCCGTCTTGAATGTATTTGCAAGTCTGAGGTCCATGCATATCGTTTAAAACATGCGCTATTTTATCCTCGGTTTCCTCGTAAGAGTAACCATCGTATGGCTTTGACAACTCATGACACATTTCTGGTCCATCCGAGCAGCGAGCAATATTACTGATCATTGCCAGCCAATTCGGTTCAGTAAGTGTTTTTGCTGACTTAACACATTTCTGTATAAATATACAATTGTCAATTACCAGCTTTGCAGGACCATCACTAGGTAACCGTTTAAACTTTTCGCGTTTTTTTGGCTGTTTTTCTGGTTCTTCAGAAATATAGCAATCAAAATCAGAAGGATTAAACCTGTTGTCGTTATGAGATATTACAGTAACTTCAATTGGTTCATTGGGGTATTTTGAATTTGTTGTTTCAGGTAGTCTCAACACTCGGCTTAAATCAAAAGTGCTGTCGACTTTCCAACCGATTATTGCCGCACCTTTGCGAATAAAACTCTGCCAGCCTTTAAACAATGATTTAACCTGCATGCGTTCATCGGGTGATTCAATGGTTAAGAACTCTCTGAAAATCCAATGGCAATGAATTCCGTGGCCGCTGAATACGATAACGCTAGGCTGCAGGGGCAAGCTCTCGACATAAGCCATCAACACATCAACCGTCTCAGGATTATTAGGATGTGTATCGTCTTTTAGGTCCAAATCAAGCCAGATGGATGGAACGCCGTCGATATCGTCGACGGACATTCTCCCCTCTGATTTTTTATTTTTAGATAGGCCAACCCCAAAATACACATCATTTTTAATTGATTTTGCGGTTTCGGCAATGGCATTAAGATCGTTGATTGATAACCACTTAGTTGGCATTTTTTTAGCCCATAAAGTTATGAAATAATCTTCGCAGTCGCCGTACATGAGTTGAAGGAATTCTAATATGTTAATCGGGATCACTTCCCTTTTGCTCGCCATTTGTCACATGTCGTTTTAACTGCCCTGTCGTTACACAATTCTTTTGCGCAAGTTTCGCATGACCACCGCACCGGGATATCTTGCATTTCGGGATGATTTTTTTCCATATATAACGCATAAGCAATGTTCCAAAAAGCAGCCCTGAGATGTGGCTCGTCTTTCATTCCTCTGAGATAGCAAGATAAATGCCGTATAGCTGAATCAATCAAACTGTGTAATGGAATTCCTTTTTCACAGTTGCGCTCCTCATATTTTTTCGCGCCCTGTTCGCAATGAATAGCGAGTTCGTGAATTGCATCCCAAGGCATCAAATCATACCGGCCTTTGCCCTGGTGTATATCTCTTACTGCTCCGGTACTGAATTCAGTTCGGTTGCCGCTGTCTTTAATTACCAATCAACTCACTCCTTACAACTACAGATGTAATACCGGCATTGATAATCATTCTGCCGCAAATTAAACAAGGCATAGGACTAATCAATTCAACGTTGTTTTCGAATCCAACTAAATACAATGTAGACCCAATCATATTCTGCCGCGATGCTGATATAATGGCATTTTGTTCGGCGTGAACAGCAACACATTTTTCGTATTGCTCACCGTGCGGAATTTTGTTTGCTTCTCTAAAACAGCTGCCAACATCATAGCAGTTTGGATTACCGCGACTTGCTCCGTTATAGCCGGTGCTAATAATTTCGTCGTTTTTAACAATGATTGCCCCATACTGACGACGCAAACAAGTTGATCTTTGGGATACAGCAGCTGCTACCTTAAGATAATAATCCTGTTTTGATATTCTCACAGCTTGTCCTCCAGTCGAGGCATAAACGAAAGATCAATCATACAACAGCCATGCCCTATAGTTAGTGTCCATGCAAGCCGTCCGTGTTGTTTCCGGCAGGGATTTTCTTTGTCGGCATTCCAAAGGTCAAATTTGGAGATAATTTCCTCAACCACTTTATTAGGATCGCTGGGTTTTTCTGTCCATGGTATACAAATTACATCAAAATCCCTTGCTACAGAACCATGAACAGCTAAAGCGTATCCATGACTGCGAGCTACTTCAGCTAATTCTGGATATAAGGCACAGTAAACGGGAGCATAATTTGCCTCTTTCATTCCCCCACCTCACCCCGATACTTGGCAAGGGCTTGTTTCATTAGTGTTTCTAGCCTACCACCATGAGAAGTTATGTCGCTTTTTAATACCTCTTCTAGCGCCTCCACAAGTCCCTGCACCCGTTCTGCTTGCTGGGATGGTGTGGACGACAGAGTTTGACCAGCTAATTCATATTGCCAGCACTCCCATTGATGTGCTTCAATAACATCCATTAAGCCTATTAGCGCCCCTCTAAGCATGGCAACCTGCGCCTGTAATTGCACACATGTTGAGGATAGTCTTGTGATAGCAAAAGATGAATCTGATATTTCTTTTTCAACCTGTCGCTGGGCTTCGTCTCGTTCATTAATTAATTGTTTAGCCACTTCAATTCCGTTATTCTGGAAATTATTACGTTCTGCTTTTACCGCTTCCACTTTCCCCACAAGTGCTAAGTTAGTTTGTTTCTGACTATCTATTATTTCCATCAATCCGGTTATTTTTAGTTCTGCCGCTTCCAGATTGGCTTGATAATCCGCATACCCCTCAAGCGATTCTTGCTGTTCTGCTTCCAGCTTTAATTTGTATTTGTCGCACTTGGCGCGAAGGTCGACTTCTCTATCGTGGTATCCCCGCAGTTCTGAATCAATTCTATTAAAATGAAAAATTAAATCAGATAAGTCTCTTTTTTTAACAACGGCTTCATAATTATTTTCCAATTGTAAACTTCTATAAAGGACTGCATCATTTAACGTTTTTAACTGTTCTGCAAAACTCACCGCTTACTCAGCCCCTTTCATTTGCCAATTACACTCAAATCCAATTTTATCTTTAGTGCAATAAATGCCATCTTCATCGCAATCGCCAAATTGGCAGTTATCGCAGTTCTTCATATTCTCAATCTGCTGGCGAAGAGCGGCATTTTCTTGTTGTAATTTAACATTATCCAGCAACTCTTTTCCATATTTAGCTATAGCCAACGTATGTTCATCTTTGCAGTCTTGGCATACGCATACTTGGCCAAATTTTTCTAATTTTGTCATTCAGCACCCTCCAATTCCTTGCGAAGTTGGCAAAATAATTTGTATATCTCATTTAAAGAATCTAAATTCCAGCACTTATTCTCTTTATTAAATCTTTCTTCACAAGCTTTTATTATTAACTTCCAAAGCTCAGCCCAAGGCTTCAGCCCGTCATTTTCTGCCTGTAATTCTTGCATCGCTATCGTGGCACCGTCTGCGCGGGAGGTTTGGTGTAGGAGGTCGGCTTTTAATGTGTCAATAATTCCGGTGTATTGAACTACCCCCACCTAAAGAGGTGGGAGATTCTTGGGAACACCACGACTAGTGCCGAAGTTTAACCAAGCTATCCCCATAGTTCCTATGGTTCATTGGCATTTAAGCCAAAAGTCTAAGTCCTTCGGCAAGTATATTTGTTGCCGCGTTCATATCTCGATCATGCACAGTATGGCAATTTGGACATTCCCACTCCCTCAGATTCAAGCAATTATTGAAAAAACAGACGTTAGTAAGATTCTCGAAAAGTTAATTACAGAATACTTGAAAGGCGGCGATTCATCCCCCAGCTAATTGTTGCGACAATTTGAGCAGGGAGTATTCTCGCCGACGATGATAAAATAATGAAAGATATAACGAACATAATAAACCACATTACAGCGTTTTCCATTTAACTTTCCTCCTTCGGTGGTTCTGGTAGTGGCATCCAATGGGTAATCTTTGCATTTATCATCCAATGTGTTTCTTCACAATCGTTCCACTCATACCAACCTTCAGGCCAATAATATTTGTCTTCTATTTCATTGTAATCTTGATCACCGTCATAATCTTGATCTTCACAGTTGATCGTGAATTTCGGTACATACGCAGCTCTAGCAACTATTTTTCCATCAGTCGCAAGAACAATAGTTGGTTCACAATAACGATTTTTCTGTATTTCTGGCATTGTCTCTGGTGTAACAGGCACCCACCGCATCAGTTCGCCTATGGTAGCTAGGTGCAGGAGCTCAGATAAATCATCTGTTGCCGTAGGACAATATCCGACTCTCGGAATAGCTGTATATACTTTCAATTCACCACTCCATATCCGGTCAAGTACGCTGCTTTTCATATGATAACTCACCTTACCTTTTTAATTGGTGTTTTAATCGCTCTTTCAAAATCCCAATGATGGCCGGTGACATACTCCCACCACCTAAGAGGTGGGGGCTTCTTGCTAAACGATGTTAAAATGTTTTGGCATTAATCAGGTTCCTCCTTAATGATAAGATCCGTATATTTTTCAATAGCTGCACTTTCATCACGTTCAAGCAATTTTGCTGCTTGTGGACTTATTTTTCTGGCAATAGTCCACAGAACACGTAAATAATCGGAGTTGTCGTTAAAGTAAATCGTTGATACGGCTTCAGATAATACGTCTTTTTGTATAGCTTCCAACTGTCCAATTTTCTCTGACAGTTCGCTGATGTGTGCCAATAGGTCTGTGACATCTTTTACATAAACTTGGTCTTTTAATATAATGCGATTGATTTGTAACCTTTTTTTAATTTCGTTTAACTCTGCTGGTGTCATACCATCAGCCCCCTCTCTCTACCTTCAAAATTCATATGTCGCTCATAACATCTATCGCAAAACGGCCCTTCACCGCAAACCTCACAGTATAGCGAGTCATCGTCTTTGCCAGCATTTCCGGTTGGATTGCCGCAGTAGCAACATAATTCAAGGGTCATGGTTGTGCCTCCAGCAGATCGGGATTGTCGTGAATGTTGCCGACGACTTCATATAGATGACCGTTGTCAAAACAGTGTAGTAATCCGTCTTTATCTACGCACTTAAACGCTGAAACGCATTGAATCCATTTAATTACACCGGGTTGTACTTCTTCCCATTTGTTTCTTATTTTCAACCAGCGTCTTGTATTATCCCCTTCGTAAATATCCACGCCGTTTTTGTCTTTTAATCCGGTATACTGCATTAATTCAAACATTTCAAAAGTGTCCGAAAGACTGTTATCTCCTTCGTTAAGTAATATACAATCTTGGCGAAAATCTATTGCTTCTACAGGTAATAATTGTTCGCTTACTGTATCATAAGCTCGGAACTTTATTTCTCTCATGCTCCCACACCATCTTGATCTCGACGTTCCTTTAGTTCCTCTAACCAATATCTTAATTGACCATACTTATTACGGCTTACTTCCGTTACCGCTGATTGCTCGGCATGTGTTTGCTCCTCTATAGCTTTTTCAAGAGTTAAATCTTCCATGGTTCTTGTCTCCTTCCCTTTTATCTTTTATTTATTTACTTACTCCCTGGGTGTTTGTACGCTTCAATAAAAGCAGGTAAATTAACCGAATATTCTTTACTTATGCTTGTTTGGCGTATTTGTTTTCACAAAGCTCCGGCAGGTTCTCCCGAACTAATGCTTCTGCAAATGGCGGCGGTACTGCATTTCCGCACCTTGCCACCTGTGCCGACTTCGAATATTTTTTCCCATTGCAATCCATATCAATAATGTAATCAGGTGGAAACCCTTGGGCATTGAATAATTCTCTTGGTTCAAGCATCCTCATGCCGATATCAACGATCTGATAATCTTGCCCATGAACCGTAACTAGTCCGAATCGATCTTTTGTTGGTACCGTATGCAGTGGATCTTTTACTGACTGACCTTCTCCTGTGCCGTAATATTTAATCAAGAAGGCCCTGACTTCCCCAAAATGCAATCCCCCTGCCGTTATAGTCTGTATGGGATCTGTAACTGGCTGACCTATATTTGTTCCCTTCATTTTCACTAGATGGCTTGTAACCAGTGCATTATGATCCACGGCTGTTACTGTTGGTACCGGATCATTTAAATCTGCTCCTGCTCCTGTATAGCCACCGCCGTAATGCTTTGCCAGAAAACTACTCACCAGCGCATACCTTGGTGATGAATCAACTACCATCAATGGATTTTTCAAGGCTTGTCCTCTTACTTCACTGCCGGATTGTTCGCCGTGGTACTGAATTAGCGTAGGTGCCACAATTCCCCAGCCGTTCTTTGCCGTAATGGTTTGAAGCGGGTCTTTTATACTCTGTCCTCGAAAATCTGCTCCGTGATGATTTACCTTGATCACAAAAGGGTCAGGGCAATCAATTACGAATTTCTGAATCCCTCGGGCTATCCGCCGCATGGTGTTTTCAGCAAGTGGCCTTTTCCGCTCAAATATAGATGGGCAAGGTAGGGACCAATTAATTATTTCAGCAGCCGTTCTCCAAGGCTTCAGCCGACCGGATTTTACTTCTAGACTGTTTGGATCTCCGTGTGTCGGTTTCGGCCACGCGATAGGTTTGCCATCACACCTCGCAATTAGAAAAAATCTTTTGCGAATTGTCGGGGCTCCATAATCGCAAGCTCTTAGTTCTCGATGTTCAATCTTGTAACCTAACGCCCGCAATTGGCTTTCCCATTTTGCAAAGGTCTTCCCAGATAGCTTTTTTATCGGTTTACCTTTTCGTAACGGCCCCCACGTTTTAAATTCCTCGACGTTTTCAAGCATTATTACTCTTGGATGGACTTTTGCGGCCCACTTTAAAACAATCCATGCAAGCCCCCGAATATGTTTTTCGACTGGTTTGCCACCTTTGGCCTTAGAAAAATGCTTACAATCTGGGCTAAACCAACAGAGTGCTACCGGACGGCCACCCGTTACAATTAGCGGGTCAATATCCCAAACCGATTCTGTATAATGCTCAGTGTCGGGATGATTCGCCTTGTGCATTGCAATTGCGGCTGGATCATGATTAATTGCCACGTCTACTGATCGCCCAATTGCCAGTGAAATTCCAGTACTTGCTCCCCCTCCACCGGCGAAGTTATCAACTATTATTTCACGCCATAGGCTAAATTTGCTATTAGGCTTCATATTGCTTTCCTCCTAGCATGAGGATCGTAATCTTTAAAACTACAAGACTTTTTAGTCTGATATTTATTGCACCACCTGGCTAAATATTTTATCTTTTGCGGTGCAGTTGCCTTGTTGTACACCATGACAAAAGAATTTACTCCATATTCATCAAGTATTGCTATCCGTTTCAAATCCTGCTCAATGGTACTGTTAAAATTAACAAGTACATAAAACGAAAGCCGATCATGATTTATTCCCTGACTAAGCAACAGTTCAATGCCATGGCGTACTTCTTTCTCAATTTGCAGATTATCAAAGGCAAAGTGTATTCGCTTCCGGTGCCGCATTGCTGCCAACAATTCTGACTTCTCATCATCCACTAGCCTAATATCAAGACCTTGTGTAAAATCGACTTTTATTTTATGATCAATAATTTGCTGAGATTTCTCACGCCATAATGGCGATGCAAGGAAATTATTATCAAGCAAAATAAGTTCTTTAGATTTTTGATTAATCAATTCTATAGGCATAGCTACTTCTTTTATATGGCTTTCTTTTCTCCAAACTACACAAAATTTGCACCTTCTGATACAACCGCGTTGCGTAAATCCCATACCATAATCAATCCCATACAGGTCATAATCAGGTTTCATAGATTCTATTTCAGTTGGCAAGGTCGTTGTAAAATTCCACCCAGTTCCTCCGATCACCGCACCCAATTTGGCATATTTAGTAGCTTTTTTCCGATTCCAGTCGAAAATCACAGCTACATATACCTTGTCCACTTTTCCAGCGAACATGTCCTGATAATCATAAGGGAAAACCACTTCGTCTCCCTGTGATTTATGCCATGCCGACAATTTCATGAGTGCCAAGTTAGGAAGTTTACCGTCAACTTGAATTAATCCAACTCGCAATGTAAACCGCCTCCCGCTATCATGTAGGTAATCAGTAGACCGGACGGTATATCTAATGGTACCGGCTCGATCTTAATTTCTGGTTGATCACTGGACCAGACTATCTCATTCTTAAAGGTCTTCGCTGATTCCAGCGACCGCACAAAATATTCATTATTTATTGGATTCTTGACCACTGCAAAAGCTTTTCCCTGACTACCGACCACATTTCTAGCAATCTGCTGCCAATATTTTAGGTCAAATCTTACATCATCCACTTGCAAGTCCTCCCTTATACCTCCTGATTCTGTTATATACAGCATCAGCTCTAATCCCGTATAAGCAGCCAATTTCCTTGTATGTCATTGTTTTCTTAAGCCGCATCATTTCAATAGTCGTTGAATTATCAACTTTATGCTTTTCAGTTGCAGGCGAAAATTTATTAATTGCATCTTCAACGCTAAATTTTGAATTTAAGATCGCAGCTGTTAAGGCAAAATAATTATATGTTCGGGCGTGAATTGCTAAATTCATGTTTCCACCTTCTTGATCTTTGTTACCAACTTCTTTTGCTGCTGTTGTCGATGCCAATGCTCCCAGCGGGACTTATCAGCTCCGCAAACTTTTCCTACCGATGAATAACCTTTACGCACCAATTTCCACCACCTTGCCTTAAAATAATATTTGCTCTTCTTTACTATCAAAATTAATCATTTTATCGACAGCTTCTTTATAAAAGATCTTATCAACTTCAAATCCGTAACAATTTCGGTTTAACTCGGCACATGCTCTTAATGTTGTTCCACTTCCAGCAACGGGGTCTATTACCGTATCACCTTCGTCTGTAAATATCTCAACGAGTTGTTTTAGCAAACTTACGGGCTTTTGAGTCGGATGAATTTTAGGATATATTTTTCGGTTGTCCCTGCGCCATTCAATCCAATTAAAAACCATTTTCCCTTTTTCTGTTTCGGTTTTTCCATTATTAAACTTTGGTAACTTGTCACGATACAAAACCATAGCTATTTCTGTAGCTCCGACAATTTTCATATTGGCTTTTAATACTTGTGCTGAATAATTTTTTACGAAAAACAGCGGGTAGCTGTTAACAAATCCATGCTTTTTGCCGTATTCAATAACTAATGGCGTTTGCTGGAATGAGCAAAATACAATCATAGCGGGTGCTTGTCCCGTTTCTTTAGGTTCTTTTTTTAGTAACTTGCTGCAAAAATGGAAGTATTCGGCTATATTAAAATTATTATCGGTATTGAAAAAACTCTTGTTCGCGTTTTTGCTTTCACCGTTTTTATTATCGCCGTCAACGTACCACATAGGATTTGAAGCAAAAGCATTATTGCCTAAGTTGTACGGAATATCGGCAATTACCAACTGTGCCTTTGCTGGAATACCATAACTTTTATAATTTTGAAAATTGTCATTGAACAATTCTATTTTTATTCCCACTTGTCAAATCACGCTCCAATTTCTTCTACCTTGCAATAAAACTCGTACCAAATAACTGATTTTGTCTGTACGTCACATTCCCTGAGTGAAACAGGGCCGATGTATTTTAGCCCTCTGGTATCAATCATTTCGTGGATTTTGTCGAGGGCGTCGACTACGTTTAGGGCGTAGACGCGGCCGGGGAAAACAAACATGTTCATGGCACAAACAACCTCCCCTGTGCTTTAACCGCTTCGATTCTTTTGCTTGCTGCATTAAAATAGTCAGTGTCTATTTCATATCCTAAGTAATCGAATCCTAATTCATAACAAGCCACAATGCTTGATCCGCTTCCAACATGAGTATCTAGGATTTTATCTCCTATAGTGGTGTAGTTAGCCAGAATCCATTTATAAAGGGCAACCGGCTTTTGGGTAGGGTGGATGCGTTTTTCATTTAACTTCTTATTTCCTTGTTGCGTCGTTCCATCAGATACGCTTTTTCCTTGAAACATTCCACTCCACATAAACCTGAATAATCGAGAACTATTGTGCAAACTACAATATGCTTCTTCGCAATCAGAGAATGAGCTTTCCCCGTTTACCTTGTCCCACACTATTCGCCCAGGACCGAATTTGTAATCATAGTAATTGCAACCCCAAATTATTTGGTTACTTGATACTCTAAATAATTCTTGAAAATACTTTTCTGTCGGGACTATCCAAGTAGTACTTTTTTTATATAAACGAGAAACCCCGATTGAACTAATTTTATTTCCATAAAACTCGCGCCTTTCTGGTCCACTAAAATAAGACGGATCAACGATTGCAAGATCAAAATACTTGTCGGGAATTTGTTTCATTCCGTCCATACAATCACCATTGACGATTCTGTTTAAATTCGTATCAATCCGCCTCCCACCAAGTAATTTTCAATACATCACCCAGGGTAATTTCTCTGTTTCCAATCACATCAAAATTTTCTTCGCGAATCCCCTCTTTAAATTCTTTAATGTCTCTAATGGTTGCAGTGTTTTTAACTATATAACGCTCTGCTACTTCCTGCAGGGTATCCCCTCTAACGGCTGTATAATTAACTTCTACAAATTTAAACCCCGTCAGTGTAGCCATTACGACAGCTACAAGCAATGCCATTAATGCAACCTTCAGTAAAGCGCATATCATTTTCATACCTCACCCCTCGCAATCGCCACGGCATCTGATATGCTCCGGGCCACCCCTGCCCTCGCTCCAATTTCTCTCATCCTATTTAAAAACGTGGTCTGCTCGGGCCTAACACGTCCTGTCGGTGTTTTCACCTCAATGAAAAATATTTTTCCTTCTGGCGCCACTCCGAATAAATCTGAAAAGCCCTTGACCATTGCTTGTAAAACTCTCGCTTCCGGTATGTAAACTCCACCGTTTGCAGTTCGAATAATTTCTTTACCTGTCCAACCACTTCCGGCATTTGCACGAAAAACTGTAAATCCTTGCTTTGACAATTCTATCTGAATCATTGATTGCAAATCCTTCTCCTTCATCCTGGGGCCTTCGACTGCTGATCAGAAATGTAATCCCCTTCAAACCTCACATAGTTTTTCATGATTTTTATTTGCTCCGTCCAACTATGCCCTTCAATGTTTTTCTGCATATCGTCAAATTCGGCTTGTCTTCCAGCTTCCAGCAGTGCTTTTCTAGCAGCCGCCCAGATGAATGAGATATAATTCGTTGACAATTTTTTTTCCCAATGTGCCACTGGCCTGTTATCTTGCATGGCTACCTCCTATATTTGTGGGGGCTGAGAGCCCCCTGTTTTAAAACAGTAATGGTGCTAAATATTGAGATTCGGCTTTATCCACTATGGTTAACAAATGAAAATCAGAAGCGATCACTACACTTGAATTTCTGGCTTTCTTGATAGCCGACAAACCGCCAAGCATTTCAATGTAAGATTCTTTAATCCCGATATACTTTTCTTCCCCTGCATAAAGCATCACACCATTTAAAATCAATTCGGTGTAACCAATTATTTCAGCGATTGGATTGTGAACTGTCTTGAAATACAGATCCACGCCCGAGCCGTCATCCTCGATGCTTTTACCTTCGACTAAGCCTTCTTTGCAGATCGAAAACCAGACTCCAATTTTCTTTGCCAGCAGGGCGCATTGGGCTTCCCAAAATTGATCGGCATTAAGATTCAGAACAAAATACCTAGTGACCAGTAAATTGCAATCTTCGCTTTTGGAGTACAGGGCGAATTCGCCAATGCTTTTAACGGCCTTGACTACCTTTTTAATGTTTACTTGCTTTTTTATATCGATCTCTAAGGTTGGCATTTTTTAACCTCGCTTTTAGTTTTATCGCATTGCTTTATTTTTCCGGGACAAAAACTCGTTTTAGATATATCACAGTAGTGGCAATCTGGATTTTCACAATAAAAACATGATCAATCCGTACAATCTCCCGCCACTTTCATCAACTCCTAATATTTTTCAATCTCGCTCTCATATAAACCCAACCACTTTTATATCCATTTTCTTCTGCAAACTGCTTCAGATCAGCAATTGTCTTGCAACAATTCAATTCAATCCGCTTTTTTCGCTTTGCTATTTCTAATAGCTCGGCATCGAATTCTTTGAGCTCGCCCTTTTCTTCCGCCAGCATCCTCGCTGTTACGGTAAATTCATACCCGCACACGCATATGGGCGCAGGGACTATGCAACGAAAACAGTTTGGGCATTGTCGTATTCCGATTGACTTTTCTGACGGCGAGCGGCGGGCGGTGCCGTCTAAACTCCACTCTCTTTCTTTATCAGGTAGCCCATGAGTAAACACGTTCGAACAATGATCAAGAATTGTAGCTAGCTTGTCGGGATTATCCGGGTCGACTCTCAAAGCTCGTCCAACTTGTTGCAAATACAACGATTCGCTCATTGTTGGTCTGAGCAGGATTGCCGACTCTACTGCCGGAATATCAACGCCCTCGCCCGCAATTTCAACATTTGTTAATACCAATGTTTCACCGCGTTTAAATCTATCGAATGCAGCCTTGCGTGACTCTTTTGGCATTGATCCCTCGACAAACTCTGCTGCGATTCCACTTTCGTTAAAATCACCAGCAACTGACTTTGCATGTGCGACTGATACACAAAATACAATTGCTCGTTTACCTGGTATCAATCTGTTGTAATGGGCAATTACGTCGCCTGTTATAGCCCTTTTGTTGACTGCAATTTCAAGTTCGCCTTTATCAAAATCGCCGCATTTAATATGAATTGTCGATGTGTCGATTCCGACACTTGGGGCGAAATATTTGAACTTGCTTAGGGCTCCCATATTGATTAATTCTTTAATTGATGGGCCTTGTACCATCACATCAAAACAACTTGACAATGATTCTCCCGACAAACGTTTCGGAGTTGCACTAAGTCCCAGAATGATCGTTCCTCGTTCGCTATAGTAATCAGCAACCTCTTTCCATGTTCGGCTCACCAGGTGCTGGCTTTCATCAATTACTAGAATTTTTGGTACAGGTATTTTATCAAGTCGGTTTCGAAGAGTTAATATACTGGCTACTTGCATTGGTTGCTTTAAATTCATTTTTTCGCCAGCTTGAATTAATCCGTAAGGAACATTAAATTCCTTCATTGTTTTGCCAGTTTGTGAGATAATTTCAGACCTATGGGCCGTCATCATTGCCCTGTTGCCGCGTTTTACTGTTCGGCTGATGATATATGAGGCGATCGCCGTTTTGCCGCCGCCCGTGGGAAGCAGAATGAGGATTCGGGTTTGTCCAAGTCGAATTTGTTGACGAACGTCATCGACTAATTTGGTCTGATAATCACGAAGCTGCATTTTTTAACCGTTTCTTTTTGTTTTCGGCTCTAACAATTAATGCTTTTCTTGCTTGATCTGCTTGTGTTATAAACTCACAATTGTCAGGGCAATACCCTTTATCACTATCAATACGGTCAATAGTCAATTTATTCGTATATCCGTGACTCAACGCCCAGTTCATGAAAATTTGTGGATCACTTAGCCATTCATCACAAATCGTTATTCCTTTACCACCATAATATTTAAAATTGGGATTATTGGAGTTATAGCACCGTTGCTTCATCCCTTTGTAAATCTTATAAAGTCTTGTTCCTGTACACCCATGAGTAGTGCACGCCTTTTGTGCTAACAAATTAGCTTCTTTTGCTTTACTAGCAGCAATTTCTTTTTTTAAGCATCCACAACTATGTGTATTACCTGATTTAGCTGCTTGGGCAGGAATTGTAATTTCATTCCCGCAATCACATCTGAAAAGCCATTTTCCTTTTACTTTTCTGCTTCCGAGCGAAACCTGTTTAATCGCTGTTAATCTTCCGAATCTTTGTCCTGCTATGTCGATAATTTTCTTTCTAAGTAAGCATCCACAACTTTTTACATTGCCACTTCTAACTTGTCCCATTGAAGCAACGTGTTCGTTACCACAGTCACATTTGAATAACCATATATAACAACCATTCTTGCGTTTTCCTACTGGCTTTATCGCTGTTAACAATCCATGTTTTTGACCAGTAATATCCATCGGTTTCGTTGTTATCACCTCATTTTAGGTAAAAAGAAAGCAGGGGTAGGGAACCCTGCTGTATTAAATTTGGGATTAAAAGGGAATTTCTTCTTCAGGGAAGACTTCTTTGCCGAATGACTCCGGCGCTACACTTGCTGATCCTTTCAGCCGCTTGATTGGCGGTGGCGTTATACCTTTTTTAACTGCGTCTACGCTACGAATATATAAAAGTTTTGTTGATAACTTTGTTTCGCCATTGTTGTTGAGCCACTCTTCCTGACCAAAAACCCCGCCAAACATCTTATTAGTGAGGGTTTTTTCTTCCCAGTTCCACTTATAGCCGGAATTGCTTTCCTCAATCGCAGTTATCATGCCTTTGAAAAACGGTGTACCTTTCCCCTCGGTCATTTGTCGGTAGATTCCCGGCCATTTCGCTTGCGGATCAGCTGCGGATTTTCTCTTATATTGATCGGCATAATACGCTTTACATTCGCCGTCGAAAATATCAAACATTACAACAAGCATTTCGTCGCCATTTTGAGTGGTGTCGATTTTAGCAGCTGCTATTTTGCAAATGTGACCGCCGGGCGTAATGGATTTAAAATCACCGGTAAATGCTTCGGTTTCATCGTATCCTTGGGGCTTTTTCATGTTTCATATTCCTCCATTTTTTTAATAACTTTATTCAAATCGTTTTCAATCTCAAAATCTTCAAAGCACCCTAATGGACTTTTAGCCGTTGAATTGCGGGACTGTGTTTCAAAAATGTGCTTGCCGTTTACGCATTTTGCGATTAAAACCGTTGTAAATTTGCTTTCGAGTACGATTTTATCCAGTTTCTTGCCGGACGTTTTTATTCGAGTAAACATGAATCCATTATCATCACGGTCTGTTTGCGTGTGGGCCATGAAAGCTATTGTTAAATCATCGCGGTATAAGTGAGCGTTACTAACGACTTCCCAAACGCTTTGGGCCATGTCCTGCCACTTGTCGTAACCTTTCTCGTTCATACGCTTCATTTCGTCATCAACCATGATCGTGTTGATGGTGTCAACAATTATTACTTTGATATGTGGTGCATTATTGTGTATCCCGGCAATAATCGTGATTATCTTTTTAACGTCTGAGGTTTGGATATAATTTTTACTTTCTTTGTTGTATTGCGATTTCCAACCCTTCCAGCTTAGTCCTTTACGATCAGCGTCAATTATGTAAGTTGACTTCGGGTCTAAAAATCTGAGAGAGGTTGTCTTTCCTGAACCCGATTCCCCACACACTGCTATAACTCTGCTCATTTACTTAGCGACCTTTACGGCTTGCTCAAATTCGATTTCTTTATGAATTAAATATTGCTTAACTTCCTCGATTTGCTCAAGCTTGATGTCATACAGGACAAATTGAGCTTTGTATAGTTTTTCGGGCTTTGGCGCTGGCTGTGCAGCCGTTTTAATCAAATCGTCCGCTTTCTTCTGTGTTACCAAGTTAGCCGCATTTATTTCCATCTGCCGTACCGATTCCAACCGTCTAGCTTCTAACCGCTCGGCTTCAACCCTAGCTTTTTCTTGCCTATCCAATACTTCCTGTTCGGCCTTATCTTGCCTAGCTACTTCTGCCAGCCGTTCGCGTTCGGCACGTTCAATAGCTTGCTGTGCGGCTTTTTCTTCACGATCCTTGCGGCTAGCTATTTCGTTTTCGATATATGACCGCATGCTTGCGATATCGAATGATTCCAGACGATGTTCAATTTCAGAAAACATAAGTGGCGTTGCAAGTCCTTTGCTAAGCGATTCACACATGAATTTAGCCATTTCAATCTTCTGCAAGCGAAAGTTTTTAGCATCAATTTCCTTGTTCTGAATATCAAGCAGCCAACCAATTTTAATGTAAACTTCATCTTGCGTGTCTTTGATCTTTTGACCGCGATTCATCCACCTATCGTCAATGACAATTTGATCGCGAAATTTATCAAACAATTTCAATTCTTCACAAGTTGTGTTAATAAATTGCTTGATTTCCTCTTTTTTATCTTTGCGCCGTTGAAGTTCATACTTTTCAATTTGATCTTTGATAGGAATTTCAACATTTCCAACTAGTTCAAGCAACTCATCAACTTGTGATTTAAATTTGTCATAAGGCTTGTCTAGGTCTTTTTTGACCGCCAACCTAAACTTATTTAACTTAGTGCGAAGCGAAGCGACCTCTCGTTGCGTTTTTTCCATTTCAGTCAAATTATCTTCATTGACAACCAGATTGGCGTATTTTTTAACGTGTTCCGATAACTCTTTTTTCACTTCTACGAAATTCCAAGTTAACTTTTGAACATTTTCAATGATCTTTGGTTCATTCATCAATACAACCCCTTTACCGCTAAAATTATTACCTCACCTTGCCCTGTCCTCATCCCGCCGTTTTCAACCGCCACTACGTAGCCCTTGGAGCTTCTAACGTTGGTTATGTATTCAACATTGCTACGATCCTGCAAGGCGTCCACTAAATCACGTGTCGATACTTTACTTAAATCCATTTCCTAACCTCTTTTCATAACAAACCTCACAAACCCCATCCGCCGGATACCCATTCGCTTCCCCACAAACTGGACACGTCCCTGACAGGCTGATCCACGTTTTGTTGCAATCATTACAAATTAGCGTTAATTTATTGTTTTTATATTTGCTTAAAAACCGTCCCGCCTGTCCACACATTGGACACGATGATCTGATTTCGCTGATTATCGGACGCATAAAATTCGCCTCGATTCCATGTACACGCATATCTGACCATTACTCCAAATCACCCTACCAACCTCAACGTATCCCCGACGATACCACGTGTGAATTTGTTTGGGTGGTGTCTGGATCATAGATGATTGCTCCTTTATTGACGGCTGTTTCCCACAAATAGAACGCCAAGCCATCGGAGTATTCCGTTTCAAACGATTTATAAATTTTTGAAAAACTGATTAATTCGTCCGCAGACATTACATCATATACGAAATCATGATCAATTCCGTATGCGTAGCCCTTGCGATATTCATAGTCATTGGCAAGCCGACAATCATGTGTTGTGATAGTCATTTATTTGCCTCCAAAAATGTGATATAATCGAATCAGGTGTTTTTCCTTGGAATCGTCTGTGTTCGAGCACAGATGGTTTCTTTTTTATTTCCGTTGATATCCTTGGCATCTTACATACAATCCTTTCTTTAAATTTCGTCTGCGATTAACGTAATCGGTGTAACTTGGTAACGGCTTTGCTGGTGGTTCCGGCAGGTTTTTTAGTTCCTCGGGCGTGGCCTGTCTGACAGTGCAGGGATTCATGGTTGAGACCACACAACAGCCGCGATGGCTACGATCCACCAAATATATCCCGCATACTTCACATGCCAAGGTTGTACCGATTTTGCTTTTAACGAAAAACGAATGTTTTGAATCTGGTTTATTTCCACGGCTTTCACCTCCAAGTTCTAAATTCCATCATGCTGAAAAACAGTACTATAAATACGATAAACATCACGCCATCATACTGCCCGGCATCAATAGCTCGGAACAACTCCTGCATCTAATCGCCTCCTAACCGAAATACCAAAACTGCTGCTATTACTAGCCAAACACAAAACACGTTTGTTATCACCTTCCTAGGAAAATTATGGTTTTTGTCGAATCAACTGTTTTAAGGAGGTAATTGATATGGAAGTAACTTATTTTAATTCGACTCCCAGAACAGATGAATCTATCAAAGAATATATTGATATCTTTCTTGCAAACGGATGGTTATTGATTGAAACGGGGCCGGGACTGTTTGATCTTCGCAATACCCGATATACTCTTGGTTGGCCTGAGGATAAAGGAAAAGCAGTTAAGCCAAAAGGCTTCAAGAGAAATAAAATTTTAGAAATTTAAATCCGGTCAGCATCTGTTAACTTCTCCCCGCAATATGGACATTCACCATTTTCCAATATTTCCGGTACCATACAACCCATACACTTTGAACACTGTACCAATTCAACTTCCCCGTCTCTGTCTTCAGCAGCGGCGGTATTTTTTTGCTCTGTCATAAATTTATCTCCTTTTGTGCATAATTTTTGTATCTCCAGCACATCCTACATATTGTGTGGGGTCTGGGTTGACTCAAAAACGAACGAAGTTTGTCCAGCAAGTTCAGCTTGACGCATCTTGATCTTAGCCAATGATCTTACGCTACCTTTTATATTCAAGTCGTATCGCTTGCGGATTATTTTGAGTGCGTCAGAATCAAGAGTTTTTTCGATATTATGAACTTCCGCTCCCTTACTTCCGTGAATGGAAAACGCGATTCTAACGTTATTTTTATCGCGAACTAACGCCGTTACTGAATTTGCCATGCGGTTCCAATGCTGATCTTCAAGTTTTTGCGGATTAGGTTTGTCCATGCAAGCCTTGCACCGAGCGACAATATCAGCTTGATTCGTTATGTTGTTTTCGCGAATCCATTCACAAATAGCCGATTTGGGTGTTGCTTTTTTCTTCATCTATCTCACCACCTTTAAAGTTTTTGTTTTTGAAAATGCCACTTTGAGTAACCGCAATCGTTCAAGGCAATCAGAAATATCAATAATAATTTGGTCTCTTTCATCAAATTCCCGAGTATGCTCTAACCAGTATTGTACGGATTCTTCTATTTCGTTTGGCTGAATACTTAAGATGGCAAATATTGCTTTGTCAATTTGCTTCGACAACCTAAATTCGTTATCAATCCTCTTATCACCATCACTAATACGTTGACGTGATTCTTGAAGCTGCTCGGGTGTTAGGTTTAAATATTCCTCCATCTTCTGTTGATTAAGTCCCTCCATCAAATAAGGTACTTTGCCATCTTCTAGACGTTTAAGCGCTTCCGTCTGTTGCTCTGGCGTGGAACTAGAAGCTACTGAAAAAGCTTGCATTAACGGCACTTTGTTTCCAGCAACAGCCTGTACCAATTCAGGGGAGGCATTTTGAACTAATTCTTTTGCGGAGATTATTTTTGATTCCGTAGGATTGAAGATGGTTATAGGTTTACGTTCGACTTGGCGGGGACGCTCTTTCCCATCAGCACCGATTGAACTGTGGCTTTGCAACAGTTGATTTTCATCTTCCATTTTTTCGCGGGTACGCGATACGGTACTATTTGCCACTCCTAACCCTGTTGCAATCTGCCTATCACTCTTTTCAGGCGTTTCCTGCAACTGCTGGCGAATCAACTCCTGCCGTTGCTCCCTATTTAACTGCCGGCGGGCCATGTTTAATTTGCGGGCGTGTTCTCGTTTTTGCGCTTCTGTCATCCCCACCCTAACGACTTTAGGCCAGTCAGTTAATCCCAGTTCTTCACAAATTTTCAACCGATGATGGCCGTCGAGTATGTTTCCATCTTCGTCATACTCAATCGCAACCTGGACCCCTCGCTTGGTAATATCGTTTTTAAGTTCGGTGTAATCTTCAGGCGATAAGTCCGGCATGAATTGATATCTGTTTGACATGTTTTCACCTCGCTTTGCTTGTCCAACATTTATTCGCCGGAGATTAGGTCCGGCTAGGCTGACTTTATATCAACGATGTTAACTGAGTGTTTAGCATTTCTTCTGTGGTAGGATATGGCCGCTTTGGAATAGCTCCCAATATCGCCGTTCTTCCCGCCTCGTTATATCGAAACGTCTCAACTTGCTTATCACTATACTTCGACTTATCCAGCACCACACAGCCATATTCAGCCGTTTTAAAGCCGTTCGCATTCGCTATCTTCCCAACCATATTGGCTGATATTCCGGCTTCTTTTGCAATGTCACCAGCCGTGTAATGCTTTTCGGTTTTAGGTCTAGGGAGAAACCCTTTGCCAGCAATCATTTCAATGGCGTTAATTCTGACTAACTCTGCCGATTGCGGGGATAACCTGCCAACCTGTGAGATAAGAAACTCTGCATCTTTTCGCTTAGCGTTCATGAGACGGGCCTGTGCGTTTTTCTCTCTGGCTTCGATTAGGCGCGGGTCAATTTGTTTGAAAGCTTTAACTTTACCTTGGCGCAGGTCTTTAAGGATTTGGCGAACCTTGGCGCGGAACTCTTTGGCACGGTCGGTCTTGGCTAACATGGTCACTTCATAGATACCGTCTTCGGTGAAAACGCGGGTTTCTTGTTCGGTTTGAGGTACCCCCGTTTTGTCCGTACCCCCTACCGACAATTTGTAGGTAGTTGAAAACTCGGTACTTTTAAGATATTCATTACGAGCTAGTATCTTTTCAATTGCGCTCTTGCTCGCATATTCAAGTGCTTGGGACAATTGCGCCAATGTCATAAAATAGTTGTCTGAATCGCCCTTCCAAAAGTCACATTGTACACCGTGAAAGTCTTCTGATTTGACTAAGGCTAATTTGTTCACTTCATCCCTTCCTTTATCCACTCGTTTAATCTCCAACCTAAAAACCTTGCTCTGTTCCCCATTTTCACATGAGGAATTTTATTTTGGATGATTTGTTCGTATATCCAAGAAACCGACATTTTAATTTTTTCGGCTAATTCTTTGGCGGTATATATTTTGGAGTCCTCGAACATTGTTATTTTGTCTCCTCGACTTCGCTTTTTGCGATATTATCAGGCGAAAAAAATTCAACAATCGACACATTCAGCGCATCAGCCAAATCTCCTAAGTCGTCCGCAAGCAACCGAGTGTTTCCAGCTTCGATTTCTGACAGCCAAGAAGGGTATTTACCGACCTTTTGAACGATATATTGTTGAGTAATTCCTTTTGAAACCCTTATTTTGCGTATATTCGATCCTAAATTCATATTATCACCACCCTTCGATTATTTATTCTATCTTTTTACAATTTTTATTATAACATCGCTTTTTGCGAAGTTCAACATTTATTTTGCTTTTTGCGAAAAAAACATTGATAATCTCGCTTTTTGTGGTAATATTATGGCATAGACAAATATTTATAGAAGGAGGAGGAATAAATGAAAAACACGGCTAAATTGGTAGGTGCTAGATTGAGACAAGCACGCGAAGAAGCTGGATACCTTCAAAAGGACGTTCAAAAATTTATGGGTTATGGTTCTACTTCAACAATAAGCAGTCACGAATTAGGAAAACGTATGCCTCACATAGAGGAACTTTTAGAAATAGCTGATTTTTACAACGTTTCTATTGATTGGCTTTATGGGCGTAGTCCGTCAAAAGAGCTTAATTTTGTCAGCTCCGACGAAGATGTTAACATGTTAAAAAAAATTAAAAATACTTCAGAAAAAAACAAATCCATTATTGATTATGTTCTTGATTCGGATTCGTTAAAACAAACCGAACAAAAATAACTTCTATTTTTGTTAATGAATGTCGAAATATATCAAAAATTGTAGACGCTATTGATTATTTACCTAAACATCGCAGCCACTATTGATGCTATGTTTTTTTATTATTTAAAGGGAGGTTTATCTATGGCAATAAAAAAACGCGGCGATAACTATTCTGTAATAGTTACCTACCGCGATGCTCAAAACAAAAAAAAGCAAAAATGGATTAATGCTGGTCCGTCTTTGCGTGATGCTCAACGAAAAGAGAGAGAGTTAATTACCGATTATTCTCGTGGGGAAGTTGTTTTTTCGGAAAAAACTACCGTTGAGAGTTTTTTAAACAAATGGCTTGATGTTGAAATAAAGCCAGATAAGAGAGAAGGGACCTCATCAAGCTATAGCTTTAAAATTAAAAACATCATTAAAATTATCGGTAGTGTCGAATTAGAAAAGCTAAGCCCGTTAAAAATTAAGGAATATTTAAACACCGAGCGAGAAAGAGGTTTGCGGCCTACTTCGGTTCAATGTCAATATTCAGTTTTAAAACAAGCATTAGATAAAGCGGTTGACTGGCAGTTAATCAGTAAAAACCCGTGTGCATCTGTTGATTCACCGAAACGAAACGCCCCGCATAATGCCGTATATACGCCAGAAGAGGTTCAAAGGTTTCTTGACCTAGCCAAACCTACATCTTTATATATAGTTGCTCTGCTGGGGTTTTTGTGCGGATTACGGCGTGGCGAGATATGCGGTCTTAGATGGGAAGATATAAATCTAGCAGAAAGATCGGCTTTTATTAGAAACAGTTTAAGTTTGAACAGAGAAACAAAGCAATTAGAACTCGGCCCGTTAAAAACAGACAGCAGTGAAGGATACATACCAATTCCACATGTTGTTATTCTTGCTCTTGAAAATGAATTGAAACAGCAAAAATTAAATAAATTACAGCTCGGTCCGTGCTTTAAAAAAATAGAATATGTGTGTTGCCACGAAGACGGATCGCCGTTATATCCGAATTCGCTCTATCATGATTTCATAAAATTCATTAAGAATCAAAATATCAAAATTGATAATGACGAAAAAATTAAAGAAGAAGACAAAGAAAAGATGAAGTTGCCTGTTATTCGAATTCACGACATGCGACATACTCACGCTACCCTGCTCCTTAGACAAAAAATTGACGTTAAAATTGTATCGAAGAAGCTCCGCCATAAGAAGTCTAGTTTTACAGCCAACTACTACCAGCACGTTGCAAATGATATGCAAAACGAAACAGCTACGGCAATGGATGATATGTTTGGAAAGAAAAAGATTAGCAAAGAGATTAGCAAACCGATTAGCAAAATAAAAAAGCTCCGCAAGTTAAACCTTGCGAAGCCGTGATTTTACTACGTTTGTTATGGTGGGGTTAGGAGGACTCGAACCTCTGACCTCATCGATGTCAACGATGCCAAACCATTCCACGGAGTAAGTCAAATCCTATATAGTGGCTATTTTACTGAGTTTTATCACATGGTTAATTTTTAAATAAGTTTAAATTTTGCTAATCTGATTAGCAAACGGATTAGCAAAACGGTGTTTGCTACTATACCAAAAGCCTCCGACGAAATGATCGGAGGCTTTTTTATTTCAAAAAATAATTTCCGTCCTCCCTCCCCTACCAGGTATAAACCTCGTAAAACATGGAAATACTATCAATATCTATGCTTATTTGCAGGGTGGGGGAGAGGTCTGTTTAAAATTATTACGCTCGAATGCAGGATAATCTTACCAAGCGTGGTAATTATGGGTAAGGAGATGATCGTGTGAAAAAGGTTATTATATTGGCATGCCTATTAATGATGATGGCTGTGCCGTGTTCGGCGGAATATGTCTGGGTTTACTCTAATCAGTCGGAGGACTATTATGTCGATACTGATTCAATTGTTTACGGCCCGATATTTATCGAAGGAAACGAACATCACAAAGTAAAAGTAGCAATGAAGATATTTTATAAGAGTCCAACTAAAGCTATAAATACACAGTCTATTGATAATATGTTTAGTTTAGATAAAACGATTGTCTCATCAGAATTTCATATAATAGTAAATTTATCTAATGGCTTAATTTTGCCACTAGAAAAGTCAGACTATAATCAGAACGGCATTACTATTGGTTATGGCCCACTAGATAAAAACCCAGAATCGGGTAAAGAAATAACCGTCAACGAAACTACTACTGCAAGGCTTGGAGCTGGAGGTTCGTTTATAGAAAAACAATCTAATCAAGCGCTAACATATTCTATGGCTGTAACTGGCATGGGAGTATGGTATCAATCTTATTCCGGCACCCCTATGGGTATTTGGTACGATTTTATAAGTTCGTATGTAGACGATCACCAAAGTGAAATATATCAACGCAGTTTGAATGGAAATAATGTTATTTCGCTAGCCAAATAAAATCATATCCCGTTATATATGTAAATAATCCCCCACCCGTTGCTGGATGAGGGATTATTTGCAGGTGGGGCAGTATTTCTGGTTGCGTTCACAAACTATAAACTCGTTGCCACACTTCGGGCAGATTTCCGTCCGCCCTAATGGTCTTAATTTTACGCCGTACATTTTGCGGCGCTTATCTTTAATGTCATCCAGATGGCGTTTATAGCTTTTCCGCAATATTTCAGCCATCCGGTCCTTATGCGATTCAGCCCATTGCCTAGCTCGTTGCAGGTATTTTTGACGTTTAACTGGATCATCATAATATTCAGCAAGCCATAACTCGTGAGCGTGTCTTTTAGTTTTAGCCACCGAACAAGGCTCACAATATTTTTGATTTCCACCTACAACCTCATATGACTTGCCACAAATTAAGCATAGATCAGTTGATCCAATGTGCCTGAGTTGTCCAGCAAGCTTGCGCTGATGACGCTCGCGATCATGCTGGCGTATTCGTTCAGCTCGGCAGGTTGGGCAATATGTGGCCGTTGGACCACCGATAAAACCCACACCACATGTAGCGCAGGTTTTTGGTTTGAGACGGAGATTCATACCTTTAATGATTCAATAGCAGCGATCCGCTCAGCAGCCGTCCACTCCTGTACCTTTTCCGCCAACTCTATTGCGCCGGGGATACCTAGATCAGATATACCCTCATGCAAGTATTTAATTGTGATTGTTGATAATACACTTCCACATACAGCGGCACCGAGTATCATTTTTTCTTCATCAGTCATTGCTGGGACGGGCGTGTTAGCCATAATAGCCTCGTAACGCTCCACAATATCACCCAAACGAGCGGAAAATTTACCATCGCGCCCTTTGGCCTGTCCGCATTGTTCGGCAAGACGTTCAAGCGGTGGATTTAACCATATTTGTTTTCTGCTCATATGTTTTCCTCCTTAAAATTAAAGCCGGGACGATGCCCGGCTGGTTTTATTTTGTATCAAGGTAATTTATGACTATGTTCCCGGTGCCATCGTCGGTTAGCGAGTAAGTGCATTTCTCGTCTTCTGCAATGGATTCCCATTTGCCATTTTCGTTAATTTCTGCTTCTTCAATTTTTAAATCATCGTATTCCGGCGAATTGTCAGTTTGCCAATCCTTAATCATTTCCATAAAATCATCTTTGCCATATTCCATTTTATTCGCTCCTTCGCCGCGGTCTATTTCGCTGGGCTTGTGACCAGCTTGCCGCATTAACCGGGCGAACCCGGTCACTCTGCGTTATTCCCCATGTTAATATTTGTAAGACAACCGATTTTCTTCCACTACTGGTGTTTTATATTTACTGTCGATACCTGCAATTTTGTAAGCTACTGTTCTGGTAACTGCTTCAGCGACGTACTGGCTAGTGTTCTGATCCCATTCATTCTTTTCTACCCATTCATCACGTTCGGCCTTGCTGCCGAAAGCGTATGCTGACCAGCATTCTGACTCATAAGTATAATTGGTTCCCATATAGCTTTTTCCTGCATAAAACTTTTTCATTTTATCTCCTTGCAGTCACGCTCAATGCTGACTGACTCAGTTTATTTGAGGTTTCCCTTACCTCTTGTCTATATTGTACTATAACTACACACTTAAAGCAACACATTTTATATAAATAATTGCGATATTTTAAATTTATTTTTAGGCATAAAAAAAGCACTCAACCATTTACAGGCTGAGTGCTTTTTTTGCGTGTGTCGTTTTGGACCACTTAAAGTGGTTGTATAGCTTTATTATACCACATTAAAACCTATATTTCACTATTCCAATACCACTATCTTTGTTCCCGACTACCTCATAAGCAATATTTTTCGTATTGTACTGCACCGCCGCTACGGCAACGGCTTTACCATTCATAATTCCAGCACCACCACCGACTTCAATGTGATGGTCCAGATCAATCTTATACACTTCTACTTTCTGCTGATCGGCTGGCAACGTGGCACCTGTTGAATCTTTTGTAATCGCCGTGACAACAGTCCTATCCGTTTTTTCGAGCGCAGCAGGCGGCAATGTGGGATCATTATTTTTGATCTGCTGCTGAACAGTATCGGCGGCTTTTTCTACTGTTGGAGCTGTCACATAATAATTTGCTACTGGGGTGGCGTGACCGGCTTGAATAGCGGCAATTTTAGCCTGAAGGTCTTTGGCATTTTGTTCAGCGATATTCAGAAGGTTTTGCAGGGCATTAACGTTTGTTGAGTTATCCTGCGACACTACAACGGGCTCGGCTTCTTTTACCGCTGTAGTTGCATGATTACGGCCTAAAAAGTAGGCGCCAGCCAACAAAATAACTGCGACTATAATAATAATCGCAGTTTTATGAGCAATAATATAATTTTTTATGTCAGTCAATCTGAATCAGTCCTCCAATCTATTTTCTAATTTTCTCGCTTCACTCATCAAAAATTCAATCGTATCCGCAAATAATGTCGGATCATAGTTTTCCAACCTGTTAATCACGTCCCGAATTTTAGATAAATCATCCAATAAAAATGCGTCCATTAGAATAGATTGGCAAGTCTGCCAGCAATATAAAGCAATGTGATAATGTAAAACGTGTGCAGAATCACTGTGCCATAAGTTGCCGCGAATGTTTTTTCTGCTGTTTCAACTTTTGTGAGCTCGCCTTTAACTGCAGTTTCCACTGCTGCTGCTTCGGCTTCGGCCTGTGTTTTCAGACTTGTGAGCGTTGCCTCAAGCCCCGCAATTTCAGCCGTGATCAAATCGCCGCTTGCCGTTTTTAGCGACTGTAAAGCTGTCTCCACGGCTGTGATAGCTTTCTGCGTGTCAGTTTGTACCACTGCTGGGGTATCTGTTGCCGGAGTGTCAGTTATTGCCGGGATTACTGCTGCCGGGTCTGTCGTAGTTGTTTCGTCTGCCATCTTACATTCCTCCAAATTTTTATTAAAAATAGAGATCCGGGTTAGCCGAATCTCTTTGAAACCAGATAGGAAAATATTGGTTTTTGTCGAAGTATCTCCCTTGAAGGGAGGTGATATTTATGGATGAATACATATATACATATGCTACTGGTGCTTTCCCTACTATTCTTACCCCATTTGGTATTGAGTTTACGGATATAAAAAAAGAGATAACTCAGACGCCCGACTGCATAAAAAACGTCTCAACATACCCAAATGGTTTAGTTTTGGAGATGACCCAATACGCCGACAAGATTATCGTCAAATCAAACAAAAAGTTTATAACTAATGCAGACGGGACTGTTTCTATTGAACTGTAGCCATAATTGAGTCTTTAGTCATAACTACAGTTGTATTACCAAACTTAGTAATAATCTTTTCTTTTGACTGCTCTACAACGCCAATTGTGTGAGCAGCCTTTTTTTGTTCACTCATATTGTCACCTCCAATTAAAATTTTAGGCGACTAATTTTAATGACAACCGCCTTTTTGATACTTATTTAAATTTACTTTGATAATTCCAGCAACCTGCCATGATCTAAAACCTTCCTATCATCTGTCACATTTTCAATCCCATGAATTGTGGCCGACTTGTATCTGGCGCATCCGGAGTAGTTATCACCAACATAACAGTTTGGGCATTTGTAAGGACACATTGACTCGCCCTCCTATACTCCATATTGTGGAACACCATACGCCGACAAATCCAGATTTGACACATAATCAAAAGTATTATTAGCCCTGTTAGCGTACCCTTCAGCATATTTGGGACCTACACTTGCAGCAATATAATATTGGTCGCAAAAAATATCCCGTACGGCCTCTAAATTAGTCAAATCATACTGGCCATACCTATTAGTCAAAAACCGTTGTACTACGTCCTGACTTGTTGGACACCATATACCTGCATAAATCATGCATCTGCTATCATCAAATCCCGGGATACGTTTTAATGCTGGTAAGTACATTTCTAGGCAATCATTAGTCAAAATATCATTCTGTGCTGCTTGACCTTGTGTAGAATCTAATAAACCTTGTAAATCAGAAAGTCCGCCGTTATCCCGAATATCTGAATAACTTCTTCCAGCAAATTTGTTTCCTCCGTCAATATACCCCAGCAAGGTATCCCCTCGTCCTCCAAGTCCTTCCCACTGTGATATTCCCATTGATGGATAATCTCCAGCAGTAGAACATGACACGCTATTGTAGCCGCCTTCCACGCCCGTTGATCCGATACCCTTTGCAATTTCGCAAGCTAACTGTTCATCTGTCATTTATGTATTTCCTCCCCTATTAAATATTTTCTTTGCGATATTACCGCTGACCATTGTCGTAAAACTCGCTAACCAAGCCTGCCAATAACCAACAAACTGCAATGCTTCTGATCTAAACCAAATTAAAATAACAAGGCCACCAATAATGGTGGCTATTGCAAAAATAAATATGATTACCCTTGTTAGACTTATATCTTTGGGATCGTCGGTATCTGACAATATCAAAGGAGAATTTTGAAACAGCAGTTTAAGGTTGTTTTTAAACATTACTTCCCTCCTTTTTGCGCTCGCTGATAAGCATCAGTATAACTGCCACCATGAGCCATGATCTGATGCAGGATATTCGCTTTGGGCGGTTTTTTTATCGGTTCGGGAATGTAAGCGGAGTGTGTTTGAGGTTGATAATCCTTTTCGGCATAATTCGATTCTTTTTCAACAACTTTTTCAACCGTTTTTACAGGCACTATTGTTGGACTAACAGCAAATGCAAGGGTACGGTTTCTTAGATATTCTTTGCTCGTGTTTGCAGCTTCCAACCTATCTTCTAGCCGATCAATTTCGGCGTTATGAGCCGTTATAAAAACGTGGTCAGACATTTCCTTGCCTTCTTGACTTTCGCCCGTTATAACCCGCGCTTGGGAGTAATAATTCAAATATATCAATCCCATCGGAATAATAACGACCATCACAACTGCCAACATAAAATGAGTTTTAACAAATCCTCTCATATTCATGATTTACCAACGTAACGATAAAATTCTACCGCCAATAAATAATAATAGTACGAAACCACGCTTAACCACGTCCCTAACGCCGTTATCGCAATCCACTGATAAAAAACCTTCGTTGTAAGAATCGAAGTAATGGAACAATTTTTGCATTTATCTTTTATAGCTTTTTCCAGTTTTTCGTTTTGATTATCAATTGTTTCTTTTTGCTCGGAAATTTGAGATTTTAAGTCTTTAAAATTTTCTGCCTGATGTTCACGAACTTGCGTTATCAATGCCACGACTACCTCTAAAGTTGCCGGTTCACTCAATCCACCGCCCCCGTTTCTACCCAAATAAAAATACCGTCTAAGTGGCGGTTAAATCGTTATCGCAATAATATCGTTAACAGCGTGAGCATTCGCTGTTGTTGGGATTTTCGACTTGGTTTTTGCCCGTGACTTTAAGATTGACAATCATAATATCATCTCCCTGTTTATTTTTGTACGAATCGTTTTGTGACGGTGGCACTAAATAAATTATTAGTATTTGATGTTGCTATGCCATTTGTTGATTTTATTACTTTGTCCTCATATAAACCAACCAATTTACCACTATCAGTCATCCATGCTCCATTAGTTAAATAATCTCCCTGCGAACCTGTAAATATTGTTGCGCCGCCATATTTCAATGATGGAATAACTGGACCGAAAGATCCGTCATCAGTTAACGTAGGAGTCGAGTGGACAATTGTGTATCCGCTTCCGATATCATTATCAAATTCTCCAGAGGTACCCGACTGGAAAGTTTCTAAACCAACAGTCATTGTAATATCTTTTTCTATAATCGTAGTCGTTGCCGTAGCAAAAGCTACAGCAATTGTAAAGGTGTCTCCAACCACAGGAACAGCATCCCATGCGCTACTAAAAGTAACTGTAAAGGGTGTACCGTTCAGGTATTGATCATAACCACCACTAAGAGTCCGAGATTGTCCCAAATTTGCAATGCTTGCTCTATTACAAGCAGTAAAGGTTACTACAAACCCAGTCATATCAGTTGGATTGCTAAATAACCATTCTGTATTGGCAGGCAGAGAGGTTGATATTGATAAACTAGAAGCAGAATTAACTGCTGTTACAGAACCGGATACTATTCCGTCACTTGTTTTTTCAATAGGTGCCTGTACGCTTGTTACCGCTTGTAGAACGGTTGCACTTAATGGATTTGAATTAGGGGTTAATTTTTCAGCTACTAGAGTTCCGCTCGCTTTGTAAAACCATTCTAAAGAAGCTCCTGGGAAAAGTGAAGCAATAGGAGAAGATCCAATATTTTTTATTTCCCCCGTAGTAGTATCAAGATAAGTATTAGATATTTGTGCTTGTAGCATAAGAGAGCCGCCTGCTGTACCACCTAAAATTGCATCTAATGCCCAAATCCCTGAGATATAATTTGATTCATTAGAATATAAACCTGCAGAACTTGAAGTTACCCCTATATACTCACTTTCATGTAACATACCGTAAATTGTATCTGGAAGACAGGCATACAATTGTGTTGTAACAGTTGTATTTTCATTAGCAAAAATTACCACTACTGCCGCTGCTGCTTCCGATAAAATTGAAATCAATCTGTCCTGCATGGCTGCCAACATCGCCGCGAAAGTATAAGATTCAGAAGCAGTCAATGTGCCGTTTGTGTATTTTACCATTATTAATGTTTGTACTCCATTAAGATAAGTGCTTTCCATTGCTACCCAAATTAAATTGTTGTTTGCATCGATGTAAGCATCAGTTAAACTCGGCACTGATGTAAAAGCACTTGTAAAATCAGCAATCGTGTTGCCATCTTTTTGGATAATACAGTCGCAAAAACCGTTGCTTGTAGTAGATGCTATCATCCATACTAGATATTCGGCGTTTTTATTGTAGCAATGTAACAATAAATTTGCGGATGAATTTGGTGGCGTGATAGTAGTCGTTTTGATTATGGCGTTAAATGCAGCATTGACGTAAATCATGTTTAAACCGGAATCGGCAAAATGATAGCCGCTGCTTGGCACATACGGCACACTAGTATAAACCGCCTGATGTCCAAATACATACATGCCGTCAACACTTACGATATCGCCAATGGCATGCGGCTGATTCCCGATTGCAATTTTCTGGCCTGACTGCGTTCCAATCCAGCGACCATTAACGGATAAAATGACTTCGTTTCTCATCTACCAATCACCACAGCTTGAGTTTTGTCATCGCTTAAAACAACATATACGGTGTCACCGTCGTTGGTGGGAAAATCAACTCGGTATAGTGCCGGATAAACGTTTCCACCAACAATCACACCAGTTCCTGAAACTGTGCCAGGCTGTGCGGCTTGGGAAGTTTGATTGTTTTGAATCAAGTTGTGAATCGTTTGAGATAGTGAATCAATACTCATTAGTACCACCTCGTTTTAAAACCATCTTATAAGTTCGATCTTCTGCACTAATTTTTCAGAGTTAACCGTCACTTTATTATTTTCAAGATAATATTCGTTTCCTCGCCATGTATAACGATTTGTGAAATCAATCAAATCCGGGTAAATGAAATCCCTGTCAAGCGGTTCAACAATAGTCAAATCGACTCGTTCCTCTGTTTTGCCATTTAGCCAAGTTAACCATGTTAAAATTGTTTCCAGCATCTGCAAATCAACTGGGAATGAGCCGCTACCTTTAAATCTTCCGGCAGCTTGTAATTGCGCGTTTGAAGGTTTATCCCATTGTCGAAATGAAAATTGACTGGCTTGCGGTGCGGCGTTTCCTTGACCGATTGTGCCGGAAACTACAGAGTTATTTTCCTCGACGATTGTCGCATATAAACCCATGCCCATAGGATAATAATTTGTAATTCGCGTAGTATCAATACCCGACACTGATTCACCACTCACAATCAGACTTTTCCCGGTATATTCGGTTTCGCTTATCAGGATTGATTTGCCAGCGATATCGGTACCATAATTATAAAAATTAACTGTTTTGCTACCGTCAGCATGAACGGTATATTTTTGCGATATTTTACAGCCGGATTGACCAGGCGTCCCAGTAAATGACCATGATGTTGATTCCGTACCCGTGCCTGATGGATGTTGCTCATAAGTAACAACGCCGTTATCATAAGTTACCTGCGTGGTGCCGAAAAAATAAGTACCTGAAATTACCGTATCATCAGGTACCGCCGAAACATAATTTCCATACAAAACATTGTTATTGGTATCCGTAACTGCTTTAATCAAATTCATATATTTATGACTAACTGGAATCGCTTCGTTGAAATAGGGTAAATCAACAACCGCCGTTTCGGTTCCACGCTGAATCGCATAAATTACATTTCCACGCTGAAAAACATTAATTTGTTTGTGCGGCACCTGCGAAGTCCAGTCGAAAAAATGTGATAGCACATCGCGGAAAGTAGGTGTTAAACCTGTAATATTCGGCCCTAGCCAATCTTGAAATTGCATAACATATTGTTTTCCAAGTCGCGAACAGGCCAGTGAAAACATGAATGAAGCTTGCGCTTGTGTCGCTGTTGGCGTTGTTGGCGCGTTTACTACTCCGTACGGCAACTCGCTGTAATCCATCCAAATTGGTTTATCAACCATTTGCTCAATATCATAGTAGCCATTAATGGTTTGAATGGATTTTTTTACTGTGCTATCAAATGGGATAGCGGATTTTTCAACGTGCCCATCGCCATAAACAACAAAATTTTGTTGAAAATCCTTGATTTGAATATCAATATTATCTTTAATCGTATAGCGATTGAACGTTTCTGCTGTAAAAGTATCAGTACGAACACCGGGATTTAACGTAAGTGTTAATGATTTATGGTTCGAGAATGTGAGAGCTGAAAATAACGCCATGATTTTGCGGGAAGTATCAATATTTATATTATCTGAAACAGTTATTTTTCGAAGAGTGTCAATGTTTACAATGTCCGAGGCTGAAATTACGCGACTGGTATCGACGTTTACTGAATCCGTTGTCATATCCTCACCGCCTAAGCCGCAACTTGAATATTTGCACAGGCAATATTTAATTTAACGGTAACGTCATTTTGAGCAGCTTCGTTTGCCAAGACCTTCGCTTTAATCCAGAAAATTGTATTGGTTGCGCCAACTCCTAGCGGTATTGTTAACGCTGCCCCATAAGCCCCCCACGTACCCGCCACACCGCTATTATCAAGTGCCAAAGCCCATTCAACACCCGCCGTACCCATAGGTGTTAAAACAGCAACATCACCTGTTACATAATTGGTGACCACACTATTAATTGTTAATGGCAAGGTACAAATGGCTAATTTCATAGCAGATGATTCCGTACCTGTGGAAGTGCTAGTCAAATTAAACATAATCGGATTTGTTCCGGCAGAGGCATTAATGACTGTATCACCTGATACGTGTGTTGCAGTTAAAGCCGATACGGTTAATGTATTGCCGGATACTGCTGATATTGTGGTTGATTCGGTGTCGGATAATTTTATGACCATTCCGGCAGTAAGACCAAATGAGTTGGCTACAGCAATACTGGTGTCGCCAATAGTATTGTTGGCTGTTAGCGTTGTGGTAATGGTTTCGCTGACTAGCTGGCCATCAGTACCGCCTGCTGTAGGATTGTTTTGGCGAATATGCAGATACATATAGCACCTCCAATAAATTAGCGTGAAGCTAACTGCCCCACGCTTCCAAGTTATTTTTTATTCCGTCTGTAATCGTACCAATAATTTTTTCGTTCCCGGCTTCGTCATAAGTGACGGTGATGTATACTTGCATTTTGGGGACTTCTTTAGCTGGCAACGGCTGAACATATACCGATGATAGCGACTGATCACGCCTTCCAATCAAATCATTCGTACTAGCATTTACAATCGTATTGTCTTGATTAAATTTCAGCGAATTGGGACTAAATTTTGATTCATCGTGATACGAATTGACATTTCCATACCGCATAAATCTAGCATCCATCCCGCGACTAGAAAGTTGTTGCTCAAAATCGGCTCTGGTTGGATCAATTCCCTGTTTGCCTAAAACTGACCATTCGGCGCCCACTTGTGCATTACGATCCCGTTCGGCAGTTTTATGCGCTTTTTCGTATGCAGCATCAGGGTCTTTACCTTTCAATATTGCATCCTTAACCGCCGCAACTTCTTCACCAAATTCACCAGAAGTTAACGCTCGCATTTTGCTCATCCGGCTACGGGTTTCATCTTCCATAATCTTTGTTTTTTCTTGTTCAATCGTCCTGAATATATCAAGATCGTCTTTGCCATATTTTTCCTGCAATGAAATACTTCTATTATTCAAATCGTACATTTTGCTTTGATAATCATTACGATTTGGTGCTGACTTAAATAAATCGCCCTGAATTTCCTTGCTAGAATCCCACTGCAATTTTGCTTTTTCAGCCGCTGCCATCTTTTCGGCATCAGCTTCAGCAATACCAGCTCTAATGGATTCAGCTTTTTTATGCTCAATATCGGCAATTTGCGCTTCAATTGACGAATGAGTAATTTTATAAATATCACGATTCAAGTCTTCGGTTGATTTACGGATTTTATCATCAGCAATGCGCTGGGTTTCAACGCGAATCTGATCATAATACTGTTTCGCTTCAGGTGCGCCTATAATTTTGACGGCTTCTTTTTCTTTGAGATTTATTTCTTCCATTTGAATTTGTAGGTCATCCTGGAATGTTGCATAGGCTCCTTGGTGACGCATTTTGAACAGTTCATTTTGCAGTTGCCGTTCGGTTTGGAGTCTTGAGGCGGCGAGTTCTTTAGCTGCTTCTGCTTGACGATCAGCTTCGGCTTTAGCTTCGGAATCAGTCTGCCTTTTTGTTTCTAAATCTTTTTGTAACCCTGGCAAATCAGGGCTAGGATTGTCTCCTTTGAGATTGGCAAAACCTGCGCGCTCCTTGCCAGGAGGCAAACTTCCATGCATATCTGCCACTTCTTCTGGACTAAGTTCTTGCCGCCTAGTTAATTTTGTTCCCCACGGTGCAAAATATTCCTGATCCTTTTCATATTTTCCGGTGTCGGGATTTAAATAAACGTCGGCTTTGTTTTTTCCTTGATCTCCGTGTTGAACTAAATCAACTTCACGTTTTTTCTTTAAGAATTCTTCTAATTTTTGAGTAGCTAAACCAACAGTGATAGCCAATGCTACCCACGGATTAACTGCAAATCCTAACACCATGCCCAGTCCGCGAAGCAAACCAATTGCCCCAGCCGCTTCAACCCCAAACTTGGCAAATGCACCACCTGCGCCATCTAATGCGCCCTTTGATTTTTCACCAAATGACGCAACGGAATTGGCTGATTGAACTAATTTTAAAAAGTCAGGCAATAACTGATTGCCTAGTGATTTTGCTAAATCTTCGGAAGTGTTTTTTAGCATTCTTAACTGTCCTGCAGGACCATCCATGGTGGCTGCTAGGGTACCGTTCGTTTGTGCTAATTTTTCTGAAATAACAGCATAACTTGCTAAAGCAGTCTGCGATTCGGTAAGTGTTGCACCTTGATCGGCAATGCTATGAGTATAGGCATAATTATTTATGGTTTCTTTACTTACAGCAACGCCTAATTCTACAAGTCCTCTCGTTCTACCCATCAAACCAGCGCGCAATTTTTCGGTAGCGTCTTCAGACGAAATACCATAAAACGCTGCTACTTCACTGGACAATTTAGTAAAACCTGTACTCATTTCATAAGATTCTTTATTCGTCAGTCCCATACTTTGAAGCATCATATTAAACGATGACGCAGATTTACGAACTTCGGTTTCGTTTAAACCAAATTCTTCGCGCATCTGCTGACTGTATTTTGTAATATCATCGGCGCGACTTCCAAATGATGCTGATACTTGCCGATCAACGGCCTTTTCAGATATAGCCGCCGACAATGCATACCCGCCGACAGCAGCCACCCCAATACTTGCGGCTGATAATCCCGCGCCTATTGGTCCGGTTATTTTTTCACGCCGTAATTTATTAACATTCGAAATTTCTTTTTCCAAATCAGAATACATTTTCTTTTCAGCCAGCAGCGTTGCCATGGAAGTTTTTGCCGCCGAAGATTCAGCCCCATAAGCCGCTACGGTTGCTCTGTGGGCATCAGCCGCCTTATTGACCACGCCAGCCTGCTGTTCTAATATCGGTTTCATACTAGATGACTGGGCGGCATACAGAGCATAAGAACCGTCTTTATACTTGTTATTGTCAATACCCCGCTGGGCTTGCATGTTGTTGCGGTCCTGCTGGGCTAGGCCTAAATTGGCAGCGTACGGCGATATGCTTAATGCCTTACGCCGTTGTTCCATTTCAGCCAGTACAACATTTTGCCGCTCCAACTGCATGGCATATTTACCAATAGAACGCGGATTGTCTGCGTTATCGCGAGCTTCAGCCAACAACTTTAATTTATCCCGCTGCAGGGCGATTTGCTTATCCATTTCAGCAGATTGTTTCGCGAATCCAGCAGTTGTTGGTCCCATAGTGAGTTTGGCGTACTGTTCTTGATACTTCGATGTATCAATGGCCTTAATATTGTCGGAAAAAGCCGTTTTCATTGCTTTATTGCTGGCTTCATGGGCAGCGATCATTTGTTTATTCATTTCCTGATCGGCTGCTGATATTTTTTGAAATTGTGCTGTCGCGTTATCAGTAACGCCAACTGCTATTTGTACACTATTTGCCACTATTTTTTCACCTTCTCGTGGAGGCGTTTTAACTCATATTCTTCGAGTTTGCGTATTTTATGGAGTATCGCCGGGGTTAAAGTAATAAATAAGACCTGGCTAACCGACATAACAGCTGGGTAATCAAGTCCTACAGGTCCATATCTGCCCATACGCCATTGTGTATTTGCGGTAATCCACAATTCCCATGCCTCGCGATTTTCAGGGATTAAATCAGGGCAACGAAAATCGCATTCCAAACATTCATCAGGCTTGCATCTGCCTAAATGCTTCATATCTGTGCAGTAACTGCCTTTTTCAGCCATCCAGCCCCACACGTCTAGGAGTTTTTTATTTCTGCTTCAAACCCGTTGGTAATTCGCATGGTTTTTTCAGCCAATGCCATCAAGTCGCCACGGTTCACATCATCAGAAAAATTACCGTCGTAAATTTCCTTGATGATGTATTCTTTGCTTTCAACGATTGATTTACCGTAGTTTTCCAGCTTTTCAGTCGTAAAAAATACCGGATCGTGTCCGGATTCTTTGAATTTTTTATATTCACCATTTGTCATGCCACGAGCTGCCGGAAGTTCCGTTTTTAACTTTTCCATTTGTGTTGTACCCCCTGTTAATATGTAGCTGTATTATTGGTCAACGTAAACGCAATGCAACTATTCAGCGCACCGGCCTTAAAATATGCTTTAAACGGCAATTCAATTTCGACTCCCTTTGGTCCATTAATACCAGGAGAATTTCGCTGATAAACTAATTCCTGCATATTAATCTCGAGTGATTCAGTGCCGTTTGTAAGAGTAATATCAATACTGGATTGAGTTCCGGCAACCGCCTTTGCTAGTAATGTTTGATCTTCAAATAACGCTTTCACATTACCGGATAACAGCATTAGCCCTTCATTAACCGATCCGCGGAATCCTTGGCCACCAATAACGTAGGTATCGCCATCAAGACCCATATCAATTTCAACATCTACATTCCGGATAATGGCAACCGTAGAACCGCCCTCTTTAATCGACGCTTGGAAATTACTAAACCGCGTTAATACAAGCGTTGTCGGAGTGGCATCATATGTCACGGTTCCGAGCGTTTCTTTAGCACCCATAATGTCGATGCTTACAGTGAGTTCACCATCACCGCCGAATGAAAACTTCATCTTTGAAATTTTACATCCGGTGAAAAGTTCATACTGACCAATGTCATTAAATGCTTGTTGAATTGCTATTGATGGTTGAATATCGCCAACTTTAAAAACATGAGTATAGGGTGCTGCCGATCCAGTTGTTACAGGTGCGCCAAAAGCTGCTTTAAGCCAATTCCCGAAGTTTTCAGCATCGAGTGGAACAACTGCAGTTCCCGACACGTCAATATTCCCAAAGCTGGGGGCTACTGGATCACGCCGACCCGTAATAGTCACTGGATCAACCAAATTTTGTTTTGATTTTATTTCGCAGGTATTAATCGGCAATTGTACCGCTGCCGGAACGGTGTTAACAACATTATAAGCAGCTTCAAAATCAAGTTGTACTGTTGCTTTTATACCTTTTGCTTGAATACCCAAAACTATCATCTCCTAAAATATAATTTGACCACCCATACAAATGGGGATTTTTAATGTAATATCCAAATAGCCCGGAAACTGAGGAATGAATGTAAACGAATCAACTGTTGTATTAGCATGAGCAATCGGATAGTTCTGACTGGCCTCACAGAGACATTCATAAATTAATTGCGATAATTCGCGGGATTCCGCTGAACCGTTATAACTGATTACGTTTCCATTTGTGGTCGTGCTGGTATTACTTACGCATGACATTGTTGACAAATGATATGTAAATTCGCTTATTTCGTCACCTTCTTGCTTGACGAATCCAGTGAATGCCATGTAGGGGCAAGCGGCTCCTTTGGGTGGATTCTTACCGTCAAAGCCCTCCATAATCGTCAGCGGTTTACCGTATTTGTCCATACAAAAACCGTCTATTGCCACACTGTTTACCAGTGCCGGTATATAGACGGCTAAAATGGATTCAAATCTTAATGTTTGCAATTTTTCACCCCTTCACGGAGTATTTTCGTTTGTTTTTTGTGACATCGGGAAGACCTTTTGTCTCATATTCGTCCAACTTTTCCGCAATATATGGCGTTATTTGCGGTGCTAAAATGCGAAACATCGGTGCATAGGTTGCACGTTTTGGAATAACAACTTCAGTCTTGTTTTTGGATGGGTGTAACCCAGCTTCAAGAAATTGCTGTCTCATTTGAGTATTGAATGGCTTTACGGCGCCTTCTTCTTCCATGACTCCAATTTTAACAGCTGAATCAGATAGCCAACCAACCAAAAGAACACCGTCTTTGTACTGATATCCAGTAGCTTGTGCCAATGCGCCCAATAATTTATAATCGGGTTTTGTATGCCCTGATGTTAATTCATCGAGCCTAGGTCGAAATGGCGGCGGTATTAATGGCGCATAAGGAACCCCACCAGGTGCACCGGATAAAATACCAGCCTTAATTTGCTTCTGCATCATATAACCAGTGGATTTCGCGGCTTTACTAATTAAATTAGGGTATTCAGCCGCCAAATATGCCAGAATAGGGTCAGCTTCGTCTAAAACATCAACGGTAAGCACTATAAAACACTCTCCCCACTAATGATTTGCAACTTATTCATAGCAGAATCAGAATCAATAATACGACTCATTTCCCATTTAACGGAATTAATAATTACTTCATCACCCGTTTGAGGGTCTGGTACATCAATTGCCGAAACGCTAATGCTGCCAACTGAAGCACGGCCTCTGTTTTCAAACGTATCGCCCTTAATAGACGAATCACCAATAACAACTACAGCGGAAATTGTTTTTCCTTCGTAGGTTATTTGTTCAGCAAAAGTATCAAGATCAAGGAAAATCGCATTGTCAACTATGATTTGAGATTTTATTGACATAGTTCCTCCTTCCAGGCAATAAAAAAAGACCGTCACGGTCTATTGCAGATGGTTGCCCATCTGGATCACCTCCACAAATTATGGTCCTTACATAATGTAACTGTAGTAATTTGATGTTGCAAACGGTCCCCATCCAAACAGCATAGCCGCCTGCATGCCTGTGGCATCACCGTACCCATAGGGTTTACCACCAACTGCGATTGTTGAAACTACTCCCGCAATTATTTCTGATACGCTACTCCCCCAATAATTTATAGTACCTATATTATCATTACTATCAACATATATCCCTCTAGGAGTATCCCCTACTGTAATTGTTGAAGTAACAATATCATTTACTATTTTTGAAACTGTATTATTACTAATATTAACTACCCATTTATTATTTTCCTTATCTATACAAATTGCATTTGGATTTGCCCCCACACTAATAGTTGCAGTTACTACACCATTGACTATTTTTGTCACAGAAGTTGCAGTATAATTTGTTACCCAAATTGCATTATTCATATCCACACACGTTGCAATTGGGCTAGTACCTACAGTTATTGTCGCAGTAACTACGCCATTAACAATATGAGAAACGGTATTATCATTATAATTAGGTATCCACGCATCAGATAAATATCCTGCCATTATCTATACCACATTTAACTCAATGGTAGCGAAATTAATACCGTTGATATTGCCCGATATTTGAGCATAAAGAACATCGCCAACCGCCAATGCGACTGAAATATCTGGAGTAATCAAAGACACGGCATCGGTAGTAATACTTTTAATTTGAGTACCATTTTTAAATAATAAGAAGGTCATGGAGGCAGTCGGCACAACATCTGTTAATATTGTTATTTCAGATATTGCACAAGCATTTTTCACCATATAGGGTACCGTTCGGTAATCCGCTACAGGTGCATTCATAGCAAATGTGACAGGAGACAAAAATGAATTTGCAAGAGCACTTGCAAAGAAAGTCCAAAATGTAGGACTTGAATTTGGATATAAGGGTGTCACACCATTAAAAACTTGAATTTCTGATATTTTACCATCATTACTCTGAGTTGAAAGGAAAACTACATATATAATTGAATCAGTAATAGATATCGGAATATCAATATAATCACCAGTACTTGAAATATTCTGAGTTACAGAAGCTACTTGAGTTAAGGTATGATCTAGAATACTAATACCCTTAATTATTTCTCCTTGGGCAGCATATCCATAAACTCTTACTTTGGATAAAGTTACCGCGGAACTCCATTGAAATTTAAAGCCTTGATTTGAATAACCATACCCTATAGATGTATCAATATCACCATCTGTTACTTGTCCAACAGTTGCTCCACTAGCTTGATAGCCATTATAAAATGAAATTGTAGCGAAATTAGCGATATTTGTGGGAACTCCAGATGTAATACCAAGAATACATTTATACAAGGAATTATTATACCTAACAAGATCATTTATTGCGTAAGATACTGCAGAATCCCAAATACCTTTATCAGTTAATCCCCCAGAACTACCAGAACCGCTTGAGGCTTTTTTGTAACTATTGCCATAATCCAATTACACCGCCCCCTGCCAGTAGACAGAATCGCCGGAAGTATCAGCATCTACTTTTAGCGCCGATATATTAGCCACAGGGAAAAAGTTACTATCACCCGCTACCAGCGGCACAACATCTGTCTTGCTACCCGCTGCAGGAAATACATATACTTTTCCTGTATTAGCCGGATTTGCAATCACCGTAATTCCGTCACCGCAAACTTGACTACCTAAATTTACGGGTGTTCCGGCGATCGTTACCACTGTCTTACCGGCTACTGCTATGGCACGGCCTGTAGACACCGCCTGAGTGGTGGGGAAATTTAATATGCTCACGCTGGACGATCCAGCAACTAAACTTAAATTACTACCGACCGGCGCACTCGCCAAATTTGTATTCTGCGTTACATTTCGCCATGTCGTGCTTAAAAATGTCGCTGGATTCGTTGTCACGTCATATTCATCGGCCTGAACAATCAAATCGCCTGCTGCCATTCCTGTAGCTATTGCTTTTGCTGTCCACTGTGTAGTTACAAAAACACGGTCAACACTGGAACCGCCAGCACCAACAACTGCTACTACTAATGGATTGGATGAATTTACTTCATCGCCGTCTTGTTCAAGAGCTATTCGGCCCCATGTATTTGTATTTCCAGCTCCCATTTCATACCTCCAATCAAAAATAATAGGGGCTTTTCAGCCCCCGTATTTTGTTAGTTATTTAATTTTACTAGCGCAGCCGCTGATGCAGTTATTTTTGCATTTAGGGCATAACCAATGAAGGTATTTCCAGTAGTAACATTAGTTAAGCAAATATTTGTTGCATCCCAATATAATTTATCAAAAGCCGCCCAACTAACGGTTGTTACTGCCGGTAATTGATATACCCCATGCACTACAACTGGTCCGGTTGCTCCAACAGCAATACCGTTTCCGGTTACTACGCCACAAGCTCCGGCACCTGTTACTACATCGCCGTTATTCAATGCGGACGAACCGGAATTGGTATAATCTAAAATATCTCCCTCTGCTAAATAAACTCCCGTAGGAATATTTGCGCTCATTTATATTACCTCACTTTTTTTATTTTTAAATTTAAGGCTACCATTAAGGCAGCCAGTTTGCTTATCACTGACCAGGATTCTTAAACAAGCCTCTCCAGTCGAGTGCTTTCACGCCGTATTCAATACGAATTTTATAAGTGAATCCATCAACTTGGAAACCTGCTTGCTGTTCGATATATGGAGTATCCTGACCATTCAGGAAGCCAACTTCTACAGTATCGGTTACGGCAGGATCGGCAGCCAAATACCATGAAGACGGACTGTTTAAATCCAGCAACGGATCGGTAACTAATGTAACTATGTTTTCCAGTACATTGACAACCGCTGAATTGGCTTGGGTATTATCAGCAGCCGAATTTAGCAACTGTTTAGCGCCCCACATCAGCGCCACTGGAGACAGCAAAAATTTAGGCCGAATGTTTAACGGAATAGAAGTTTTTAAACCTGTTTGCAACATCATTGACTGAATACCTGACTGTAAAGACAACTTTGATGGAGCGGTTTTATTGGTAGCTTCAAGATTTTTATGACTACCGTAAAATAATGGATTGCCATCATAACCCATATTAGGATTGCCATTCAAGACACTATATACATCGCTATTAATTGTTTCTCTCGCAGCAGTTGCCCAGCGTGCAGGGAAATCTACCAGTGCATGCATATCATCATTGATAATATCCTCGCGGGTAATCGTGAACAAATTACCACGCTTGGACAATTGAATCCATTCACCGGCATCGGTTAAAGTAACAAGTTTGTACTCTTCACCTTTGCTAACGTTCGACAGTAATGGAACTTCGGATAATTGCGCCCGTAATGCTGGTTTATAGTCATTTAATACACCATGTTTAGTCCAAATTGGATATGTAACAGGAGCGTACTGATAAGCATTTTGCATGGATTTATCAGCGACATTTTGCAGAATATAACTGAATACAGAAGACTGAACCATTTCGCGAACTAATAAATTACGATCATGAGACTTAAAACGTTTTCCTGTTTGACGCTCATAAACTTCACGGCCAAGATCAATCATATTGATTCCGCGAAGGGCCTTAAATCCGGGTGCTGCTTTTGCTTCATCGAATTTCATTCCCGATCTCCAGCAGAGTGCATCAGTGGCGGCAGCACGGAACTTGTCTTCATCGTCAGCGCCTACTGTGATATCAGGATTAGGAGTTGCAGGAACGGCTGGCACACTGCGTTCAATAATATTTTTCATGATGGCTTCACGAGTTGCGTCAACTGAAGTCCCAGCATCAATATAATCTTCTTCTTTAATGTCGACTTGACCAGCAAAATGTTTAAACATAGCTCGAATTTCACCGGTTCTTACGCGTTCATTTTTGGCTGCTTCCTCACGGATAGCAATTTTTTCTTTTTCATCGATAGGCATTGATTTTTTACCCCCTGCTTTTTTATTTTGTTTGTTTTTTTCATCTGGATTGTCATCTGGATCATCATCTGGTTCGCCATCTCCAACGGTTTCATCATCATCGATGTCGTCGTTACCTGATCCATCTGGATCTCTTTTTGAAGTTCCACCAGCAGATTTTTCGCCTTTGTCGCCCTCCGGTTCATCCCATGGTGCTGTTTTACCAAATTGCTTGTAGTGTGCGGCTAAATGCTCTTTTACTTTATCCAAATCGCCAGAAGGGATGTCAGTCTGATCTATCCGGTCCCCGGCGTTTGAGACGCCATCCCAAACAACCTTGCCATCGCTTGCTTGATGATGTGGCAATTTTAAATCTCCGAATGTATCCGGTGGATCTTCGGCAGCCCATGCAAAGTGACCGGCAATATCTGATTTCTCGGTATCAGTTAAGTCACCCCATGCCTTTTTAGTAAAATCTTTTAACGCCGGGGCTTTCCATGTGGTACCTTCATCAGCTTTTACCGTTGATATGTTGTCGGGTACCACACCGCGAACTAATGCCAAAGCTTTGTTAACGGCCCTTTGAACAATTTGTGTAATGTCATCGTTCATACTGCGGCCAACGCCTACCGTTGCATCTGCTGGGACTGATACAATCGATATTTCAAATGGTTCCCACATACGAGCAATTTGGCAAGGACCTTCATACAGTCCACAGGTTGACGTTTCACCATCGTCAACGGTTTCCCAAACCGTCACGCGGTAACCTACAGAAACGCCTTTGAGGGTACCGGACAAAACTTTTTGATAAATAATATCGCTGGCTTCATCGGTATCAAATTGAATATTGGCAGTTCCGCGCATGGCTTTACTATCAATTGCCGGATTTAAAACTTTGCCAATTACTTGGTTAGGGTCGTGATTAAATAAAGAAACGCCGATATCACTCAATCGAGTAAGATCAACGTTTCCAGGTGCGTGCCCTAATATTTCGTTGTATGATGTTCCTTCCCACCAATCAAACCGCATAACTCCTTCGTCAGAAGAAAACGACACTGGAATTGTTCGGTTTTTGGTATCAATGCTTGACGGGTCAATGGCTACATCACGATAATACTTTTGATCAAGTGTCCGTTTTTGTTTCATCTTCTCGATTCTCCTTTACCGACACAACGCCAGTCGCGGCATCAATATCAATGCCAGTATCTTTAAGCATTGCGCGTTCTTTCTTTTGCTGTTCGAGGATGTCTTTATAATCCTTGCCCTGTTCAGCACAAAGTTGTTCTAAAGTTGTAAGCCCCATGCCGTATTCAATTTTACTGGCCTGCACATCTTTGAGCGGATCTACCCAATCCCATCCAGGCGGCAACCATTTATGCTGCAAATAATAACTTTGGCGCGTAAAAAAGTCCGGGATTTTTAATCTCCCAGACATCACCGCTGAAATAATTACTTGCTTATAAACTTTTCGGCAAAAATGATTGATCAGCCATTGTTGTATGGGCTGATATGTTTTTCGATCTTCTAAAGCACTGTGTCGAGCAGAAGAATAACTTACCTGAGATACATCGCGGCTAGTTGATTCATAACTAAGCCCTTGTCCAGCAGACAGTGCACGGTAATTGGTCTGTACGAAATCTTTGGTGTTTGTATTTATTCCTGACGGTGAAGCAATCTTCATTTCTTCACCTGGCAACAAATATTCGATCATGCCAGGTTCCATATAATCACGGCGATGCTTTTTGTAATCTTCTGGTTGTTGCCCTGATCGTCCAACAAGCCCCTGCGGTGTCGTAGTTACTGCCATGGAAAAACAAGCGGATATTCGAGCTTTCACCCGTTCGGCTTCCATGTAATCGCCAATATCTTGTATGGATGACATCGAAGACGCTAACAGCGATATGCCGCGAACCTGCGTAACCCGCTGTTTTGTAAATAAATGATTAACCTGGTCCGCAGGAATTCTGACTGATTTGACGTTATACAGGTAATAATCTAGTGTTGACTGTCTGAACCAGTAAGCTACGGGCCTAATATATTCATCCACTTCCACCCCGCTATAAATACGATTTCCGGTATCGGAGTTTTCGAACAAAGTAACATCGAACATATCCGCTTCAATAAGTTGCAGTCGATAAGGAATAAATTTAGACTTTGAGTCATAAACCTCAATAGCGGCAATATCGCCATCAACGATTGTTCTTCGAAGTTTCATTCGCATCATTTCAGTAAATGTTAATTGCCCAGTTGTATCGCAATTTTGAGGTTCACACCATTCGTTCCAAATACTTTCCATTTCATTATTGAGATCATCGCTATCTGTTTTCGCTTGAACATTAAACCCCAAACCTACAACATTACGTTCAAATGGCGAAATAATTGATTTGGCAAAATCATTATTGCGTTCGAGATCGCGGGCAATTAACAGTAACCGCTGCCGATAAGGTTTATCAACCAACTCGCCACTGCCCCATGCTGCGTTCCAACGATTATTAAACCTGTCAATCATTCCGGCATCATAATTGCGTTGCTTATCCTCCTGAGCGTGTTTGATTTCAAGAGCTTTGCGGTAGGCATGACGTTCGAAAGCAGCTTTGGGTGATATATAACTTACAAGTTGCTCCACGGTCCTATTGAAGTCCACGGCGGCATCCCTGCCTTTCGAAGCGGCCATGCGGCATAAGCGCGAGTTGTTGCGCCTGCTGACAAATTAGCATAAAATACCTCTTCATAAAGTTTTTGACGCATATCCCTTAGTTTATTTAAATCAGTTCTACGGTATTTACGGCCATCAATCATGATTTCTTCGCTGCTTGTTATCAGTGTAAGTATTGCAGATTCGACAGCGGCAAGCATTTGTTGAGCAATATTTTGCGATTCTACGGCTGGAAATGGTTCATTCATGTTTTTGTTTCTCCTTCCGTGCTTTTATCCGATGGTGGTATCACCTCCTTGAAGCCGATCAACTTGCCAGTATCTTCGCTGTAATCAGCGGCAATGTTACTGTCTAAGATACCGTTTAGAATATCCAGCATACCAACCTCATACTTAACTGGATCAGTTCCACCAAATGGCTGATTCTTTCGGATTGTTCTGACTTGAATCGTAGAGTGTTTGGATAGTTCAGAGTGACATGGCACGCGATTATTAATTAGCCAATCGATGGTACGTGAGTCGAGCTTAAAGGCTTCGTTGAGAATTACGATAGCGTGTTCGACCGGTGTTTCCACTTCGATTGGTGCTTCTAGTTTCGTTTTATTTGTCATGATATTTTATCTCATCCTTTCAAACATAAAAATAATCGCCTATTGGCGACGAAATTACTAAATATTGGAATAGTCTATTTGCTTAGGTAAATCTTCAAACCATTGTTTGTTATCCAAATCCCATCTGTGAGATTTTCGATATAATCGTTCTGTTTTTTCAGCAATTTTAATTAATTTATATCTTTTTATCCGATTATTTTCATCAAAAACCCAATACATTAACTCTCTGGCTTGATCGCAATAAAGTCCAATACCCGTTCTTGATATTAAAATCATTTTGTGAAATCTATTTGGTATTTATCACTTCACCTCTTCATCCAATTATTCGTATTTCCAACCCATGGTTTCGCTTCTGACTGTACCTCTGGCTTCTGTGCCACCATTTCTGGAACCGGCAACAAATACCTTACTCCACACAATTCAGCTGCCAGTGCAATATTAACCTCAACATCAAGCATATGATTCTGTGCATGACTGCTGATTGGTTCCCACTTACCTTCGACTTTTTGTTCGGCAACAATTTGATCAGCATATAATTTATCAATATCGGCCGGCAACATCCACGCTCCTGGTGCATTTACTTCGTGGGCTAATCTTCCGGCAATAAAATCTTTAAACTGATTCGGATCAAAAATATATAAAATCAATCCCAATGCAATGTCTCTGTCAATTTTCGACTGGACATACCGGGAGCGAAGTGGCCGTGAAGAACCTTTAGTCGGCACACAAATATCCTGATTGTAGGCACAAAATTTATATACCTCATCTGTGTTATATCCTGAATCGATACAGGCCTTATTAATAAATACCGTTTCTCCTGTTTCATTTATCGGATAAGGTTGTCTTAATATTTTTTCAATATCGGTCCAAGTTTCTGTTCGACCATAGTCAACTAACCACGACGTCATATCAGGTCCCCAGGCACGAACGCCCCACCAGAAATGATCTAATTGCACATCGACACCAGCGACTAATATTTGCGATGATTGGTGAACTTTACCGCGATTGTATGACGATTTATGTTCTAAAATTGTATCTGATTTATAACGTTTGCCTTTTGCTTCCCACGGTTCGGCAAGCCACGAATTTACAAAATTCATTAAATCTTTTGGTTCATCTTTTGATTCTAAAAATTCTTTGGCAACTTGCCCGAAAGTAACGAACGGGCTATAAATAGAATTGAGATGATAGGCAACAGATCTTATTCTGCCGACTGTTTTATTTTCTACTTTCCACTCTCCGAGTCTAAGCATGGCTTGTTTGTGACCATCGTGAATTTTTTCTTTGCAATGGCAACATTCATACCACGCAGCATCTTCAACAAGTTTCGAACTGTCGTTAATTTCTTTTGGCCATTTTATCTGTTTAAAAACAAGTGGCTGCATCGTTTTACAATGAGGACAAGGAATTTGATATTTATATCGGGCATCAGCAGACAAATACATTGGCCATATATTTTTGTTTTTTGTAACAGGTGTTGAAGCATCTACTATTTTTCGATTATAAGAAAATGCTTTTGTTCTTTCCTTTGTTAGTTTTAAAGGACTCGCCTCATCACCAGACCAGGTATTATATTTGTCAATTTCATCACGAAACAAATATCTTATAGGACGTGATGCCAATTGTGAAGGAGAATTTGCACTAACTAAAGCAATAAACATATCTATAAAATCGAGTTCAAGTACCTTGCTTCTTGTATTAAATTTTCGTGCAATCGATTCAGTAGATAAAACCATGGTTTGAATCCGCTTATTACTAGCAAACTCTGCTGTTTTTTCTTCAGGATATACAACCATGGCCGGTCCAGGATCTTGATCAACCGCATAACCAATCATGTTGTTTATACATTCTGTTTTTGCGGATTGGGTTCCCCAAACTAAAATAATTTGTTCAATTTCTTTATTAGTAAACGCATCCATCGGTTCTTTTGTATAAGGCACAAAACTTGTTTTCCACGGACCTGGCTTGGATGATATATTATCAAGCACTCTATTTTTATCAGCCCATTGACTAACGGTTAATCTTTCCGGCGGCTTGAGCGCTAATCTTAATGCTAAAGGTAATTCAATTAAGATTCTTTTTCTTCTTGCTTTTCTTATAATGGCTTGTGCTGGAGAGCTGTTCAAGGAGGTCATAGGTAGCATCAGTCAACACTTTCTCTACCGACCGCATATCTAAGTGGGCAAGTTCTGAAGCCAGTGTTCTGGACCATAACAACAAATTGTTTTTCAACTGATTTCCAATTACTGACCATTGCCTGTCCACCTCCTCTTTGTTTATGAATTCACCCCGCAACACAGCCAGCGTTATTTCTTCTTTTTCGGCTTTTAATTCTTTAATATCAGCATCAGCCTTTAACTTTCTAAACTCATTACTTACTTCTACCACTTTTCCGGCAAGCGCAGTTCGACCGCGCCAGTTCATCACTTCTTTTATATTCCACTTACCGCGGTCAATTTTCGGACATCCTTGTTTTGCCCAAACTGACAAAGTGTCACGGGAAACACTAAAAAAATCACAAGTCTGAGTTGTGCCAAAAATGAAATCATTATTTGAAGCGTTTTTTTCTTCTTTATCTAAATTTGAATTTTCCATATCATCACCTGTTGTCGTAATGTAAGGCAAAATTTTATAATTTTTCAGAGGAAATAATCGAGGGGTGTGCGACCTGTGTGCGCCCCGCCCCCTCAGGAAGGACCCGTCAGAATTCAGAGGAGTTATATCTCGTGGTGTAGCCGATCAGAGACCCACAGTTCAACGAGTTTCACGCTGAAAATTTTGTAATCACTTCAGCAGCCTATTGTCTAAACCTTATTGCTTATTTCCTCAATTTAATTTTGTTCGATTTATGTTTACCCCCACCACGATGGCAGCCTGAATTAAAATGGTCCATCAGCTCCTTGGTGAAATCGCGTGGCTTTCGTCTCCCAGCAGTACAGAATCTATCAGAGGTGTGATGTATCTCGCTGGCCGTACAACCATCAGGATTATAAAATTCACATTCAGTATCAGCGCAATGAGATATCATGATGGGCACCTCCGATTAGATATAAAAATAAGCCATCTGAAATAGACGGCTGTAATGATTATAATATTGGCGACAGGATTTGAACCTGCTTGACTTCCGCGCCCGTTAAGGCTATGCAAGATAACTCCATAGTATGGTTGCACCACCACGCCGCGCCAATATAATTATGGTCAGTGCCATTAGGTCACTGCCAAGTATAATTTTAGATATAAAAATAAGCCCATCCAATTTAGGACGGGCTTTGTTTACATAACATTGTTTCTAACTTGCAGACCAATTAACTATATTATAAGGTATCTGTCAAATTAATGCAATCGTTTAGTTGTCAAAACTACTGCATTTACCGTTTAATCCTTGGTTTATTTGGCTTAATGTTTTCTTGCTCATTTTCTCGTTCTTGCCAACCTTTGATTTACTTCCGCCTTTTAATATTGGACCTCCAGCCGGTAAACACTCTTTGGGTTTATGTGTCGGTGCCATTTCTCGCATTAGTTTTGATACTTCATCATCAGTTGGCGTTATTGTATCGCCCGGCCAACCTTCAAATCCGCATATTGGGCATTTATAAAAATCATCAGGCGGTTTTTTATACTCCATCATTACGTGACACATTTGACAAAATATCGAAATGCGTTTTACTGGCAATTAACTCAGCCCCAATCCTTTTTGATTTAATTTAATCCCAGTAAATCTTTGATGCAACAGATGCTTTGAATCAGCCCCAAAATAAGCAACCCCGTCTATTTGATTTAAATAATCAGTAAGCTTAATTTTTGATTTTGGATAAACATTATTGTCGCAGCACCACCGAATATACCCATCGTATAATTGCCGTCTGTCGATTGTTGAGTTTTCGTCGAACGTACAACGATCTTTTACAAAAGTTTCAAATGGATTGGGTTCGTTTTCAGCGTCAGAATCAATTAATGAAAAATAATATTTTTTAAGTTTGGCTAAGTTTTCGGATATATGCTGCTTTTTTATGCTTTTTGTTTCATGCCAACTTAAATTACGAATTTTATTCATTGAATCGTGCATTTTACCTAAAAACTCAGGAGTACCATATTGACCTGTTTTTCGAATCGATGGAAGGACTTCTTCGTAAACCCAATCTTGGAATTGTTCGGCTTCTTTTTTACGGCTGGTAAAAATCAGTTTATATAAACCCGGTTCATCAATTATTGCAAGTTCCTGATTTCCACCAAGGGTGTCATTAATAGATACACCCTTATGTTTGTCGGATATCCTGCTTAATGCTTGTCTACTATTTTCTAATTCTAAAACATCACAAATGTCTTTTGCCACAAACCAAGGTTCATTATTTTTAATAACCGTTCTAACTTCTGTGTTTTGATAATTAAATACTTTCGGTAATTCGTTCATTTCAACCCTCCCAATAACTCCGTTAACTCATCCCTGAAATCCATTAAACACTGTTTTTCTTGATTATAAAAATCCTCTGACTCCCAAAGCGCTTTGATCGGCATTATTTTATATTTAAAATCCGTGTGTGGCTGCAATCTGCACCCACTATTCCTCATGTACATTAATCTCGCGGCAAAATCAGGATTTATTTTATCGGCAGCTATAAATAACTTAATCCACATTTCGGAGTCGGTGCCGCCAAGTAAATTTGATAATTGTGATCCTAAGATTAACGGATCATCCATGATATCTAATTTCTTTAAAATTGGAGCAAATTGTTCCGTCATCCTAAACAAACAACTTTTGATTCAATTTCCTTTTTGTTATCAACACCATTATAAACGCAATATAAATTACTCGGGGCCGGAATATTTTGAATAATTTTGTCATTGTTCATTTTTTAAAAACACTCCTTCAATTTTTTAAATGTTGGTTTGTTGGAATATGAGGTCTATTTTTGAAACTATATAATATATATATATTTACACGAGGCTAAGTTACAAAAAAGACCTTAAATATCCAACAATCCAACAATTTTACCAATTGTTTTGATTTTCTCTAATAATTTCATCAGAATATCTAGTTCTTATGCCGATCCCCTTAAATTTTACAATTCCAGCAGGCTCATATTTTATAAAGCCTTTTTGAATTAAATTTGCCGAAAATTCTTTTTGCTTTATAATATATCTTTCTCCTGCTTCAAGGCACCAAGCTTGATAATTTCTGTATAAATCCTTTAATCTGCAACTTAGCTTCGAATCAACTACACAATTTTCATCTTCCCAATCTTTCAATCTATCGTTTTCTGATCGATATTCGTTTGTTGCTTGCAATACTTCATCAGGAGGATTTAATCCGATTCGTTGCCATTCCAAGCATCCCTCAATTAACCATTGCAAAATACCGTTTATTTCCGATTCTTTACGCAAGTTTTGAGCTAAATTTTTGTCTTGATTTGCTCCTTCAAACTTTTTATTAAATGGCACTAATTGAATCCTTGCCCATAATGCAACGTCTTCCTGAGAAGCAACTGGCTTATCGTTGACCATCATAGCGATCTTAAAGTTCGGCATAAATTCAAATGATTCTTTATATAAAAATCTCGCACTTAATAAATCTTGACCTGTTAGCTTTTTTACAAGTGGTTCGTCTAATCTCTTGCCTTTTTCGCCTTCGCTGGCGAGTACGAACCTGGCACCGGCGAGACGCGCTATCTCATTACTGGGCTTTTCATTTTTCCTGACATAAAGCACTTC